ACCTGCTGGGATCACCCCAACTACACGCTTCGTTCGAAGACGCTTCCGCCCGACCCGGTGCCGATCCTCAACCCGCGCGGTACGGAGCAGAAGGCGACGCCGCCGGTCAACCCCGACTATGTGCCGCCGAAGATACCGTAGGAGACGGATGTGGCGAACGCGATCTACCCACTCTGGAAACAGGCGCTGATGCGGGAGCTGGACACCGATAAGTCGCTCGATGCCGGCGTCATCGACAATGCCAAGGCGGTCTATGCCTCGCTGGTTACTATCGAGAGTGGCTATACCTATTCCGACGCCCACCAGTTCTACAGCGATCTCACCAACGTGGTGGTCGGGCCGGTGCTGGTGAATGGGCCGGCCGTGAACGGGAGAATCTTCTCGGGCCAGACCCTGGTGTTCACCAATGTGACCGGAACCAAGATCGGAGCGGTCGTGCTGGACCGGCACAACACGGGCGCCGCCAGCACATGGCGGCTGGTGCTCTATGAGGACAGCGGGATCGTTGGCATGCCGCTGATCCCGTCAGGTGGCAACATCATCGTGAGCTGGAACGTGCAGGGTATCTTCGGGCTATGAACGAACCGATCCAAGGTCAGCAGTTGTTTGAGCTGGTGGCCAGGGCGCTGGTCAGCGCAGGCGCCTCGCAGGAGGTGGTGCGCTCGGTAGCGATCAATCTGATCGTGAACTCGATCAGGCAGAGCGTTGGCAGGCGCAGCGAGGCCGAGGCGCGCATCGATGAGCTGTTCAATGCGGCGAAGACCATCCTGCTGGAAGGGCACTACGACAGCGTGACTGGGAATCGTCGCAGCGTCATACCGTTCACCCAGGTCGTGCAGATGCCGTTCCACAGTGAGAACAGCGTCATCTTCCATGGAAAGTGATGGATGCAGCCGGCAAACCTTCCGTTGGAGCTATACCGTGGCGATAGCATGCGGATGCGGTTCACGCTGCTGGATCAACAGCAGCAGCCGGTGGACCTGACCGGTGTTATTGCCAAGGCCGAGATTCGCGACCGTCCGGCCGGCGACAAGATCACACCGCTGACCTGCATAATCACGCTTCCCAATCTCATCGATCTGATCCTGGAGGCCATCGACAGCGAGGGGCTGCCCGTTAGTGGGGTGTGGGACCTGCAGCTGACCTATAGCTCGGGCGAGGTGAAGACCCCGTTGGCGGGGCAGGTCTCGGTCACCCCGGATGTGACGGACAGCACGCCGCATCCCGCTCTCCATCCGTGAGGCGGCCGATGAGCGAAACTGTCGAGATCGTCAACATCGAGGTCACGGCGCTCCAGGTCACGGCTGACCTTATCTTCTCACCGCTCTCGGACATCGCCGTCGAGATGAACGAGGTGGCAGTGCAGGGGCCGCCTGGGCCGATCGGGCCGATGGGGCCTGTTGGTCCCCAAGGGGCTCAAGGCAACCTGGGCCCGCCTGGGCCGCCCGGTGCGCAAGGCCCGATTGGCTTGCAGGGGCCGCAGGGTGCCGCCAGCACGGTGCCGGGACCGGCAGGAGATACCGGGCCGCCGGGGCCGCAGGGCGACCAGGGTGCCGCCAGCACCGTGCCTGGGCCGGCAGGAGCAACAGGGCCGGCCGGTGCCACCGGGGCGACCGGGGCGCCGGGTACGCCAGGAGCCACCGGGACGGCCGGCAAGAATGCCTTCACCACCATAACGAACTCGTTCACGGTGCCGGCGGTCGGTGCCAGTGCCACCGTCAACGTGGCGGATGCCAGCTGGGCAGTTATCGGCGAGATGATATGGCTGGAGACCGCGCAGGATGCCAGCAATGCCGGCCCACTGAAGATCACCAACATCGCCGGCAACACGCTTACCCTGCAGAACGTGGCGACGGGTGGACCGTTCCAGCCCCAAGATGCTGAGCTGTCGGCGATTGCCGCGCTGACCAGCGCTGCCGATCAGCTGCCCTACTTCACCGGCAGCGGCGCGGCGGCGCTGACCACACTCACGGCAGCCGCGCGCACGGTGCTGGATGACGCGACTGTCGCGGCGATGCTGGCCACCATGGGCGGCTATCCGACCACGGGCGGCACGCTGACCGGCGACGTGATCATCAGCAAAGCCACGCCTTCACTGGAGTTGCGTAAGACTGCCGATACGCAGTTCGCCTCCATCTATGGCCGCAATGGCGCGAACGTCCGCTGGTCAGAGTGGCTGGGAGACAACACCGCTGAGGCTGGTGCAGACGCTGGATCGAACTTCCTGCTCAACAGCTACACCGATGCTGGAGCATTCAAGGCCACGGTCTTGCAGTTTCTGCGCTCGACGGGTCTAGGCACCGTACTTGGTGATCCGACTGCCGCGCTCGGTATCGCAACGAAACAATACGTTGACGCGCGAACTATCGCTACGCTCGTGCCCGGTTCCGGTCGGTTGGTTTATTCCAGCGCGACACAACTGCTGTTCACGCCGTTCGCCGGCAACAAGATCAAGACCAACGGTCAGGTCGTCACCATCCCCAATGCAGGGATGAGTTGCCCGAATACCAATGTCTGGGTGAACAACACACCTAACCAGAACCTCGCTGCCAATACGACCTATTGGTTGTTTGCTTGGTACACCGGCGGCAATCTCATTCCGCACTTCTGGACGACGGCGGCCGGCCTCACCGCTCCCTATCATGCCCCGAGCACGACGGCGGGCAACGAGGGTGTCGAGACTTGGTACAACGGCACGTTCCTCGACAACTACACCCTGATTGGGCTCGTTCGCACCAACGCCTCGTCGCAGTTTGTTGATACCAGTGCAGTGCGCGGCGTGCTCAGTTGGTTCAACCGCCGGCCGCGCGTGGCGCAGGGCAAGTTCACTGCCAACCGCTCGACCTCATCGGCCACTATGGTCGAGATCAACAGCGAGATTGCGGTCGGGTTTCTCACTTGGGCCGATTGTGCGGTTCCGCTGCATACTTCCGGCTCGGCATCCAATAGCGGCGCCGCCACGGGCTTCACCCAGATTGCCGTCGATGGCTCGCTAGTTGAGGGCATGGCCACAATGACCTCTGCAGCGGGAAACTATTCGGGTTCGATCGGCATGACGGCAGCGCTCGGTGGCCTGAATGCCGTGACCGAGGGCTACCATACCGCAACCCTGTACGGCTCCACGAATGGTGGCACTCAGACTTGGAGTGGCAATAGCAACACACTTGCCACCACTCTGACTGCGCAGATCATGGGATGAACCGATGACTTCAACCCCCGGTCAGGTTGTCGGCTCAGGGGCAAAGGTCTCTCCTGGCGGAGACCAGGGACCGGCTGGCTCGGCCGGGCCGCCCGGCGGCTTGGGCGAAGCGCCGACTGACGGGCAGACCTACGGGCGGAAGAGTTCGGCGTGGGCTGTGATCGCGGGCGGCGGCAACGTCTCTAACAGCGGCACGCCCGCTGTCGATCAGATCGCGCTCTGGACGAACCCTACCACGATCAAGGGCTCGGCGTCATGGAACAACGCGCAGCTGACCGGCGCCCCCAAGATGGGCGACATGTCGCTGGGTTACCTGCAGCTGACGTACTCAGCGCCATTCATAAACATCAGCGTCGGTGGCAGCGATCCCAATGTTTATGTCCAGCTGACTTCCAAGGGCAGCGGGGGTATCTCGCTCTACACCGGCAACTTCGGTGCCCAGCAGGTTGGTGTCGAGCCGTTTGCGTCTGGTGGCGTGTATATCGGGCTGCATGGCGGTGTTGGGCAAGCCGCCAACATCCACCTTTCCGATAACAGCCCTATAGGTATCTACAACGCTTCGCTCGGCGCCAATGGTAACGCCACCACCCAGACGGCTGGCGACAACTCCACGCTGGTAGCCACCACGGCGTTCGTGCAGGCGGCGGTGGCCGCTGCGCTGGCAGCGCAGTACTCGACCGGTGACTTGAAGCCGACACACAAGACCGCAGCCGATGCCGGCTGGATACTCTGGCGCAATGGCACCATCGGCAACGCCGGCTCGGGCTCGACGCTCTATGCCAACGCTGCGGCGCAGGCGTTGTTCACGCTGTACTACAACTCTTATAGCGATGCGAACTGTCCGTTGCAGACGAGCACGGGCGCAGCGACGACGCGCGCGGTGCAGGGCACTGCTGCAGCGGCGTGGGCTGCGCTCTGTCGCATGACGCTGCCGCTGAGTGAGGGCCGCGCGCTGGGTATTGCCGGCACGGGAGTGGGTCTGACGACCCGCACGCTCGGCAGCGCAGTCGGTGCTGAGACCGTGACGCAAACCGCCAGCACGATGGTGTCACATACTCATGGCGCCTCTGGAGCGGTCACTAACTTTATGGGGTTAGCCAACGTCGCCCAGAACAACTGGGACCCTGCTGGTGGCGCGCACCTCGCGTCGTGCGGTGTGGATTATGCAGGTGGCAGTCAACCGATGAACATCATGAATCCAACGACGTATATCAACGTGATGATCAAGCTCTGAGGATCAGATGGCTCTCACGCAGTTCTACATCTATGAACAGCAGAACCAGATTCCGGTGCCGGTGGAGTACATGCATCAGGGTTGGTTCGATGACCAAGGATTGACGTTATCGGGGTGGTTCGATCAGGACATCGCCAACACGGTTGTGCCGCTCAACCAGTTCGAAGCACCGTTCTTCGATGATCCCGACACGTTCTTTGCCGGTCCCGACGGACCCGTGTCGTTGCCGGGTGGCCGTCCGACGTTGCCGGCCCAGTGGCAGCCGCACGTCACGGTCGAGGTGCTCCCCACCTTCTTCGATGACCCAGACCTGTTCTTCATGCCGATGAGCATCAGGGCGCTGTTCGGGCCGGATCAGCTGCTGAGGAACGAGGTCCGCAGAATCAGATAGGGTGACGCATGTACTGTGGAAGAGACTTCTCACCCCAGGAGTACGGCGAGTCCGAGGTCATCGGGCTCGACTTCGTCAATGACCTTGAGCACGACGAGCAGCTGCTGTCGTCGGTGTGGCGGATCAAGGTTACCCAGGGCGAGGACCCGACGCCACAGGTGCATCTGGAAGGCACCTCGGTGGTGTTCGTGCCGCTCGGCAGCAGCATGAAGACGGCGACCATGCAGCGCATCGGCGGCTTGTGGCCGGATGTCACCTATGCCGTCGAGGCGATCGTTGTCACCGACCAGGGCAACACCAGGAGCCTGTGGTCGCACATTCGAGGCGTCGAGATCGCGACCGTCGATGCGGGGTGAAGCGCCATGAACTACGACGAGGTCATCACTCACCTCATGACCCTGGGTGCGATCCCGCTCAACAGCGAGGATTCGAACTTCACCAAGCTCATCCCCGGGATGTTCCACTACGCCGAGGGCCGGATATACCGCGATCTGGCATTCCTGGCGACCGACACCACTGAGCTGGTGACGGTGCCGGCGCTGGAGCGCGAGGTCGAGCTGCCGGACAACGTCCTCACGGTGCGCTCGGTCGGGCTGTGCACGCCGTCTGCTTCCGGGCCGCCGGACCGCAACAAGCGGAGACACTATCCGGTAAGGCTATCTCCCGAAGCGCTGGAGATGTTCTGGCCACAGCCCAACTTCAAACCCGGCATGCCGAAGTACTATGCGATCAGGGCGATCAGGCTGCCACCCGACATCACCACCAATCCGTTGCCGCCAACGACGCAACCGGAGCCGCCCATCTATATCCCGGAGCGCTTCCGGCTGGTCTTGCACTTCGCACCATCGCCCGATCGCATCCTCATTGGCGAGGTCTATGGCGGCATCGAGCCGTTGCTGCTGTCGCGGACCAACCCGGAGACCTTCCTCTCGCGCTACTATGCCGAGCTGCTGATCGCCTGCTGCATGGTCTACATCACCGGCTACCAGCGCGACTTCGGTGCCCAGGCCGACGATCCGGCGCGGGCGGTGAGCTGGGAGAGCCAGTATCAAGCCATCAAGAGCGGCATCACACAGGAGTCCGGTCGTCTGCGCGGCGAAGGGCCGGGCTTCACGGCATTGCCGCCGGCACCGCAGGCGCAGCAGCCGAGGTCGCCCTGATGTCACTGGTCAAGCCGCAGGCGCCGCCAGGATTCCTCTCCCAGGCCACCCAGGTCATGGCGCGCAGCGCTTGGTTCGCCGGCAACCTCGTGCGCTGGCGTACCGGCTACCTGGAGAAGATGGGCGGCTGGCGGCGGCTGATCGAGGAGGCGCTGGCGGCGCCCATCCGCAGGTTCCACGCATGGCTTGATCTCAGCAATCGCAAGAACCTGCTGATCGCGGCCGACGATGGCGTAAGACTTCTCGTGCAGAGCACGCTCTACAGCATGGGCCACGAGGTCCCGCTGCAGGGTGGTTTCATCCCGGCGATTGGTGTGGTCGGGGATATCACCACCTTCACTGTCGCGCTGAACGCCACCGAGGTGACGGTCGAGACCGGCGCCAATGTGAACGCTGGCGATATCTTCTTCGTCAAGGTGCCGGTCTCGATCGGTGGTCGCATCCTGCTGGCGGGTGAGTACTACCCGGTCAAGACGGTCATCCCCGGCACCGGCTTCACCTTCGATATGCCGCTGCCGGCGCTGGCGGCGGAGGCTGACACCTACGGCATTCCGTTGATGACCAACGACATCGTCAACGGCTTTACCGTAACGTGGAAGGCGCACGGGCTGGTCGTCGGCTCGCAGATCAGGGTGGCGCAGGGCACCACGCTCAAGCTCGGGACGCTGACCGGGACGCCAGCGAAGTACGACAAGATCGACTTTGTGGCGCCGGCCGGGACGCTGGGCACCGTCGCTACCGTTACCGACGCCGATCACTTCACCTTCCTGATGGGCGCGTCTGGCACGGGCGATGGCACTGGTGGCACCGACCACCAAGTCTATGTCGGAAGCTCCATTGTGAACTCCGCGACCGCCGGCATCACAGCCGCCTCCGGGGCGGTGCTGGGCTTTGCTGCGCAGCTGCCGCTGAACAATCCGCAGAAGCAGGCGTGGTTCCTGGGCAACATGGGCGAGGATGGGTTGGCGCTGCTCGCGGGTGGCCCGCTGGAGGTCTACACCCCGCCGATCGAGAACGGGCCGTTCCTGACGCCGGTCGGCGCCGGGTCGCCGGCCACCGCACCGCAGAAGAGCAACGGCTTCATCGTGGCGATGCCGCAGGCCCAGGTGATCTTGTTTGGCTCCGAGGTCGGCAAGGCACTGACGGATGGGGTGACCAAGGTGTGGGGCGACGGCGTCGTGGACCCGCTGCTGATCACTTGGTCCGATGTCGGCACCTACGACGATTACCAGCTGTCGGTAAGCAAGCAGGCCGGCAGCTTCCGACTGTCGCGCGGCTCACGCATCGTCGGTGCGATCCAGGCACCGCAGGCAACGCTGATCCTGACTGACACCGATGTCTGGCAGATGAGCTACATCGGCCCTCCTCTCATCTACGGCTTCACCATCATGGGCTCGGGCTGCGGCTTGGTGGCGCCGCACGCCATCAGCACCGTCGGCCGCACCACCATCTGGCAGGGACAGAAGAACTTCTGGTCATTCGAGACCGGCGTGCAGCCAGTGGTCTGCACGGTGTGGGACTACATCTTCGATGACATCGACCCCGTCAACATCAACAAGTGCCATGCGGCGCCCAACTCGACCACCAACGAGATGGCGTTCTACTTCCCGTCGCAGCACACGATGATCAACGTGGACGCCAACCTGCTGCTGTTCTCGCAGGTGTTCAATCGCGGTTGGCTGCAGGTCAACGCGATTGCCGATCAGTTCCTGCTGTTCCATGCGCTCTATCTGTACGAGGCGCAGTACCTGATCTCGGGTTGGTTCGATGACTCCGGTATGACCGAGGCGAGCTGGTGGGACCAGGACATCGGCGGCGAGGTGGAGAAGTTCATCTTCGCCCCCGACGGCACAGATACCGTTTATGTGCTGAACGAAACCTCCGTCAATGGTATGCACGCGATCTCGCAAACTATCGACAAGAACGGCGAGCGCACGACCTATACCTTCTCGGTCTATGTCCATAAGGATTCGACCCGCAATCTAACCCTGCGTGCCGGCAATCCGCTGGGCTATGCCTACGCCACGTTCAATCCTGCGAGCGGCAATCTCGTTGCTCGTGGTGTGACCTCGCCCAAGTTCGCCGTAATCGATGCCATGTCGCAGAGCGATGGGCTGGGCACCGGCACCTCGCCGGGCGGCAACGGCTGGCTGCGCTACGTCTTGACGTTCACCAGCGACGATAGCCAGGGGCTGGAGGTGTTCATCAACCTGACCAAGGGCACCGAGCTGAGTTATGCGGGCGAGGGCAAGGGCTTGCTGCTCTGGGGTGCGCAGCTGGTGCTTGGTTCCGAGCCGCTGACCTATCAGCGCACCAACGGCATACGCCGGCAGAACGAGACCGGCCGCTACGTGAAGGTCAACCTCGTTGAGAACATGGCCTGGGACAGCGGCAGGCTGCGCCGCACCGCATGGCTCGATGAGAGCGTCTGGGGGCCGCCATTGGGTGGTGATCCTGGCAACATGATCCAACAGCACGAGATCGGCTTCGATGCAGATGACAAGCCGATGGAGGGCGTGTTCGCCGAGACCGGCTTCTCCGAGCTTGGCGATGGCACGGCGGTGATGCTGGTCGATGAGGTGCATCCCGACCTGAAGTGGTTCGGGCGTAATGGCGGGGTCAAGATATCGATCCGGGCAACGAACTACCCGCAGGGGCCGAAGCACTTGTACGGGCCGTACTCGATGACGCCCGGCACCTCATGGTTCACGCCGCGCGTGCGCGCCCGTTACATGGCGATCCGCTACGACTGGGAGCCGCGCCTGGGGTTCTCGGCGCGCATCGGTCTAGTGACTTTCCGTACCAAGCCGGCGGGTAAGCTGCCATGAGAGGCGATGCCCTGGTTGAGACCCAGCGGCTGATCGCGCAGGCAATCAATGCGCTGGCCGAGCACATCGAGCAATCGAGCGGCTTCTACTTCACGCCGGTCCTCTTTGAGCAACTGCCCAGCCCGGCGAAGGTCGGGATGGTGGCCTGCATCGAGGACAGCACGACCGATGTCGCTGGCGGCATTGTCGGTGCCGGCGGGCCGCACACCGTGCTGGCGTTCTACAATGGCACTGTCTGGAAGGCATTCACGGCATGAGCCCTCCGCAGAACGAGGACAAGCGCATCACCGATGTGGTCGAGCGCGCCACCTTGGCGTGGATCGATCAGTACAACCAGATGCTCATCCTGACGGCGCAGGCGCTGCAGCGGCTGCATCTGGCTTTCGATGGGAAGTTCACCCGTGGACCGTAATCTGGAGCTGGAGCGCTACCTGGACAGCTCGTACCGGCGGGATGTGATGGGCGAATCAGTTAAGGTCGAGGCGCCTGCGGCTACGCCAGAGCTGATCAAGACGGTCAAGGGCATGATCGCGGGCATTGACGGGCTTCGCCTGGGGGCGAACCTCGCCAATCGGGACTTCGTCACGTACCAGCATCGACGTGCGTTGGAGCGTCTGCTCAAGCAGCTGGAGGCAAGCCGTGCCGCTGACGGCTAAGGGCCAGAAGATACTCTCCAACATGCGGAGCGAGTACGGCGCCGACAAAGGCGAGCGGGTCTTCTATGCCTCGCGCAACGCGGGGCGGATCACGGGCGTCGATCCCGGCCACTGGCGCGGCGGCATTGTCGGCTATGCCGAGGGCGGCATCGTCAACCACGATCACGATCCTGATCTGCCGCCGATCGAGGATCGCGCCGAGCTGATCCCGCAGACCGAGGGCGCCGGGCCCACCCAAGGTCAGGTGCTGCAAACCATCGAGCTGTTGAAGCGTAACCGCGACCGCGCCCAGGGCATCGATCAGCTCGATCCAACGCCGCCGCTATTGCGTGGATACTTCCATCGGCCTGACCGCGAGAACCCGCCTCGGGTTCAGATTCCCAGCCTGCGGCGTCGTCGGTTCGGGCCGTCGCCGGACGGCATCGAGGAGATGTACGACGGCCCAGACAAGGGCTTCGGCCGCTACGCGCGCGGCGGGCGCGTCAAGTACTTCGAGGATGGCGGCGGCGGCAGCGACGGCGGCACGGGTGACGCTGGTGGCTGCACCGGTACCGGTGGATGCAGCGAGGGCAGCTGCTCTGGCATGGGCGGCTGCGGGGGCTGCAGCTGCGCGGGCGCTGGCGGCTGCGCTGGCTGCTCGGGCAGCGCCTGCAGCGGTGGTTGCTCGTCAGGTGGCGGCTGTAGCGGTTGCTCGGGCGCTGGCGGTGGCGCTGGTGGCTGCAGCGCAGGCGCCGAAGGCGATACCGCAGGCGTCGGTGGCTGTCTCGGCGGCTGCACGGCTGCGGCTGCTGCGATGGGGGCGCTGGGGGCGGAGGCGACGACCGGGCAGACCGGACAAACGGGGGAAGGAAGGGGCGAGGGAAGAGGCGGCGGCCCGACTGGGATGGGCCTCGGCTACACGGGCCAGACCGGTCAGACAGGCTTAGGCTGGGGACAGACAGGCGTAGGTTGCGCTTACGCCGCCTTTGGTCCCGGCGCTGCAGCAGGGTGCCATGCTGTCGGTGGCGGCCCGACGGCGGCAGAGGCATACGCTGGTGGCCCATTCTCGGCGGGCGCGCTTGGCACCGCGCACGGTGCGGAGACGGGCGGTCAGTTTGGTGCCAATGCGGGCCTCGGCTATGGCGGCACAGGTCTTGCGGGTACAGGTGCGTTTGGAGCCGAGAGCACGGCCGGCGGTGGTGGCACGAACGGCATTGGCGCGGCTGGGGCGTCCTTCGGCGGCTGCGCCAACGCTGGTGCCTGCCTGGGCATGGGAGGAGAGATATCGCTCTCACCAGCGGCGGCGGTTAGCCAGGACGTTTCAAGTCGCGGCGGAGATCGCGGCGGCGGCAGCCGAGGCAGCGCTTCGCAGGCGGCGGCTGGTGATCGCGGTGGCGCCCCCACTGGCTCTCCTGCCGGGACAGGGGTCGGTGATGTCGGTGATCCTGGGGCTGGCGGTGAGCCATCGGGCGGCCCAAGCGACATCGGCGGCAACATCGGTGGTGGCCCACAGGGTGGGCCTGCTGCTTCGATCTCCACCGACCAACCCGCCGCCCCAGACCAGCCTGCTGCTCCCGATGATCAGGGTGGCAAGGGCGGCAAGAGCGGCACGATCGCTGGTTCCGCTCCAGCCGCACCGGCCGCAGGCACCTTCACCGGACAGGTTGGCAACGTCAGCGTCTCGCCTGCGACTGCCGCGAACACGGGCGGGCTTGCCGGCGGGCTCTACGGCAGCACCGTGGCTGCGGACCCCAGTGTCCCCGGCGGCTTCGCGGAGAAGACCGGCGACATCGCCCCGGGTTCTTTCGATGTCGGTAATCCCTTCGGCGATCCCAACCAGGGTCTGAGCCCGACCGGCGGGAAGACCGGTGCTGCTCCTGGTGCCGCTCCCACTGGGCTCGGCAGCGTGGCTGACGTGGGGGAGCACAGCTACTCTCCTGTCGGCAACACTTCGCTCACAGGTCAGAACCCAGGCGGCTGGCAGGGCAGCGTGTCGCCGGCCGTGTCGCTCAACGACATGACCTTCTCGCCTACTGTTACCGGCGCTCCTCCGGGAGAGTTTACCGGCGGCAGGACCGGCAACATCGGCATCGGCACCCACGGTAGTGTGGCGCCCGGCGGGGCGACGGACATCAACTCGCTGGCGGCAAGCCCCACTGCTCTGAGCGGCGCTCCCACGGGCTTCTCTAACCAGACCGGCGGCATGTACGGGCTCAGTGCCGGCTCCGGGGTGACCGGACAGGGTGCCGGTTCGTTCACGGGTGGCCAGAGCGGCGGCGTCGGCACGGCAGCCGGTGAAGCGGCGCCGATGGGTGGTGCCAGCCCGGCTGCGTCGATCTCCGATCTCGGTCCAGCTGCGGGAGAGGCGGCCCAGCTCGGCGGTGAGCCGGCTCCTGGTGGCTCGCGTGGTGGCGGTCGCGGTGGTGAAGCGGCACCGATGGGTGGCGCCTCGCCAGTCGGTGGCGGCTGGACCAGCTCCGGTCGCGGCGGCGAGGCGGCGGCGCTTGGCGGCGAAGCGCCTGTCGGTGGGACGCCGGCCGGTCTTGCTGCCGGTGAAGCAGCTCCGATGGGTGGTGCTGCGGCCCCTAGCGGGGGCGGCATTGCTGCCGGCGAGGCTGCGCCGATGGGTGGCGCCACGCCTGCTGGCACCGGCATTGCTGCGGCAGCTGGCGAGGCGGCGCCGCTCGGTGGTGCCCCTGATCCAGGGCAGGGTCGCGGTGGTGGGCGTGGTGGCGAGGCGGCGCCGATGGGCGGTGCCTTCGGTGGCGTTCCAGCTGGTGGCTGGACGAGCAGTGGCCGAGGTGGTGAGGCGGCACCGATGGGTGGTGCTGCGCCAGCGGGCGAAGCGCCGACCGTAGCTGGCGAGGCGGCGCCGATGGGGGGTGCGCCCGATCCCAGTGGCGGTAGGGCAGGTGCTCAGACGGGCGGTCCTGACTTCAATGCGACGTTTGCTGCAGCCCAGGCGGCGCAAGATCAAGCGATGCAGAACAACCTCGACGTCACGATGACGCCGGGATTGGACGAGCGGGCGGCGGCGATACAGGGGAGGGGAGGCTTCCCGGCTCTCGGCACCCAGAGCTTCGCGGCCACGCCGGTCGGCAACTATGCCGTCGCCAATGCAGAGAACACCCAGGGGCTCTACGGCGGGCAGTACGGCTCGCAGGAACCTGGGGCAGTGGACCTGTCCTCGGTGGGGATCGCGACCCCCGGTAATATCGGCGGGCTGAGCTTCGGGCCAGGGAACGCCTTCGGCGACCCCAACTACGGCCTGACCAACACCCAGGACATCGGGCAACCCGCTCCAGGCGAGCGAGGTGGTGGCCGCAGTGGTGCGGTTCCGGGCGGCAGCTGGGCCGACCAAACCTTCGGCTCGCTGGCGAACTTCGGTGGCCTGACTGGCAGCCGTGGCACGACCGGCATTGCCAATATCGGTGCCGCCCAGCAGGGCTATGCCCCCGGCTTCGGCCCGGCGGCGGCGTCCGGCGATTGGACCTCGGGTGGCCGTGACGCCACGCTGGGTTGGGGTGCGCCGACCGGGCTGGCTGCGGTTGCGCAGGGCAACCTCGGCGCGCCGATGGAATCGGTTGCGCCGCAGACGACGCCCGCTGCCGGGCCGGGTGATCGCGGTGGTGGCCGCAGCGGTGGGTTAGACCTCGGCACCACCATTGCATCGGCGCTCGGCATCTCGCCGGCAGCTGCGCAGGGGCTGTCTGAGGACAGGGCTTCTCTCGGTCCCGCTGCGCAGGTGGGCGCGCCCATGGACCTCGCCCAGGTCGCGCAGCAGACCCAGGAGCCCGATGCCAGGAGCCTCGCCAGCGCGATTACCGGATGGTCGGACAAGGACCTCGCGGCTGCGCTCGCTCCTGCCGCCAACACCATCAGCAACATCGGCGGCTGGCTCGGTGCTACGCCGACCGGCGGCTGGTTGGGGCTGGGCACGCCAGCGCAGGCGCAGACGACCGACATGCCGACCTTCGGCTCGACCAAGGGCTCGTCCGGCTATGGCCCAGGCCAGGGCGGCGCCTGGACGAGTGGCGTGCAGTCAGCAGCCCCTGGCGGTACCCAGAGTGCAGCGCAGGCAGCCGCTGCGGATCAGGCTCTGTCGCAAGCAGTGGACGAGAGCAAGGCGGCAGCCGGGCCGGGTGGCCCGACCGGTTCGGTCGATCTGGATACGCCAGCGGAGATCGCCGCGCCGCCGGCCGATCTCGATCCTGCCATGGTGGCGCCGGCCGTGCCTGCGCTTGAGAAGAGCGTCACCGACCCAGAGAAGACGGGCAGTCGCGGTCTTGGCACGCAGCTCGCGGCAGCGCAGCCGGCGATCGATCCCTATGTCGGCATGCAGCACGACGAGCCTGTCTTCGATCCGACGAAGCCGGTCTCGCCGCCACCGCAGCTTGCGCCGCCCCCTGTGACGCCACAGGTGACGCCGCCGCCGGTCAATCCGTTCGACATCACACCCTATCCGTCGCTCACTCCTTTCGGGCCCAGCCGTGGAGGCGCGACGCTGGCGGCGTATAGCCCCGCTGAAAGGGGCGGCCAGCCCTCGTTCGGCCCGCAGAGCAATCCGTTCTCGGGTCAGCAGACCGTGCCGGCGGAGCCCGATCCCGGCTTCGAGGCGCCGCAGTCAGAGCGCAGCACGGTCACCAACTCACCGCTCGGCGACCTCGCGCAGACTGCCGAGAACTACGCCATGACCACGCAGAGCTTGGCGAACCAGTCGCCCGCGCTGAGCGGCGGTGGCCTCGGTTACGATGTAAGCCCCAGCATCGGCACCCTCAGTCCCGGCGATGTGACGGTTGATAAGGGCGGTAAGGGTGATCGTGACTCGCAGTCTCCCAACCTTGGTCCTGGTGTCACCGAAGGTGAGCCGTCTGGTCTCGGCGGCAGGTCGGACCTCGGTCCTAGCGTGCACGCCAGCCCCGGCGTCGACTTTGGCGGGCTGTCTGCCTACTCGTATGGAGACGAACCCATGGGCCTCAATACGCTCGGCATTGACAGGAGCGGCCAGCAGTGGGGCATCGCCAGCGGCGGCTATGTCAGGCACCGCGCTGGTGGCGGCATCGTCGGCAACTCGATCAAGACGCTGGTCGACGTCTCGCCCTCGGCAGCGGCCGGGCAGATCGATCAGAACCCTCTCACCGGTTACAACCTCGCGCGCACGTTCCCACCCGACGTGCTCTACGACACCTTCGAGGAGGTCGGCCACAACCGGCGCGACCAGAACCCGCCGCAGAACGGCGACGACAGCAACAAGTCTCCGCAGCAGCTGCAGATCACCGTCCCCGGCGCGAGCGGCGGCGGCACCTTCACCGGCATGGCGCAGGGCGGCTACGTCGATGCGCCGGGTTACTACGCGCCCGGCGGTTTGACCCAGGCCGGCATGCACACGTTCGGCACCCAGGCGCATTACAGCGGCGCCAACGTGCGGCCGGCGATCGGTCGCCAACCCGGCGTGCATCTGATCAGCTCTGACGTTCCTGGGCGTACCGATCGTATCCCGCAGCGGGCCAAGCCCGGGAGCTACGTGCTGCCGGCTGACGTCGTCTCGGGCCTGGGCCAGGGCAACACCATGGCCGGCGCCAAGATGTGGGGACAGGCGATCATGGCAGCGGCTGGGCCAGCCGGCGCCGGCACCATGGGCGCGATGCGGCGCGGTTCGATGCCGATGGCGCGGCGTCCTGGTGCGCGCGGCTTTGCCGATGGCGGCCCTGTCGAGGACGAGTACGTGCCGATCGTGACAGCGGGCGGCGAGGTGCTGATCGACCCGGAGTTCGTTGAGGCGCTCGGGAACGGCAGTGAGATGCTGGGCAAGCGCAAGCTCGCCGAATCCGTTCTCAACGTGCGCAAGCAAACGATCGCACATCTCAAGAGCCTACCGAGGCCGGTGAAGTAGATGAGAGTGCTCTACAACATGGACAGCGGTGTGCCCGGCGTGCGTCTCGCCACCAAGAAGGACGAGGGTGAGATATTCGGCCTGCTCATCATGCTGCATGCCGAGAACGGCTTCTTCACCATGAACCGCGACAAGGTGATTGCCGGCATTCAGCACGCGACCGAGCGGCGCGGCGGCATCATCTACGTCATCGACGAGGGGCCGAGAGTCGTTGCGACTCTAGGGATGACGATCTCGGTCGATTGGTACAGCGATGACGAGTACCTGCACGAGCGCTGGAACTTCGTGCACCCAGACTATCGCAAGAGCGACTATGCCAAGAGGCTATTGAACCAAGCGATGTGGTCGCACGAATGGTTCAAGGCGCACGGCAAGCTGATGCCGTTCTACTGCGGGATCAACTCGCTGGAGCGCACCGAGGCGAAGATCAGGATGTACGCGCGCCACATGCCACTGATCGGCGCCTACTTCGCCTACGGCATGGCGCCGCGTCAGCAGGAAGCTACCGCGCAGGAGATGCGCGCGATCGAGGAACGGACGCGCAAGAGCAACGCTGCACACACCAGAGAGGTCCGTCCGGCAGTGGAGACGTTGATTCGCGTCACTCAGCGCCAGGAGGAAAGCCATGTGTAAGAGCGGCGGCGGCTCACCTCCTGTCCCGAGCGCGTCTTCGACCACGTTCAACTCTACGGTCACGCCCAATGCGCCGGCCGGCGCGCTCTACACCGACTTCCTGAACCGCGCCAACGCGCTGTCCAATACGCCGTTCAACCCGGCGATGCTGGGCTCGGTGGCGCCGATGAACGCGCAGCAGCTGCAGGGCGGCAATCAGCTGTTCACCCTCGGCATGGACATGGGTACCTTCCATCCCGAGCAGGTAAAGGCGCTCGAGTCGCCCTACACCGAGGACGTGGTTAACGCCACGCAGAACTGGTTCAACAACCAGAATGCGATCCAGGGCAATGACTTGATCAGCCAAGCCATCCGCTCTGGCAATGCCTTCGGCGGCGACCGAGCCGGCGTTGCCGAGGGCATCCTCGCCGGGCAGCAGCAGCTGGCGCAGGCTCCGGTGATCGCGGGACTGAGACAGGCCGGCTACACCCAGGCGCTGGACGAGTACAACAAGCTCAAGCAGTTCGGCATCCAGGGCGCTGGCGCGGCGCTGGGTTGGGGCGGCTTGCTGCAGCAGCAATCGCAGCGCGAGCTGGATGTCGCGCAGCAGAACGCGATGCTGTCGTCGGCCTATCCGTTCCAGACCATGAACTGGTACGGCTCGATCCTTGGTGGCATCGCGCCGCTGCTTGGCACGACGGCGTCAGGCGCCAACAATCCGCCCACCGCTGGCGGCACCGGCCTCGGTGCTGCGAGTGCGGCGGTCGGCCTGGGCACCGCAGCGCTCGGCGCCTTCGGCGGTGGCGGCACTGCTGGTCCCGGTCAGAAGGATGGCGGCATCGTGGGCCGCGCGCGCGGCGGCATCGTCGGCCCCTACCGGTTTGGCGGTCTCGTCGGTCACTACGACGATGGCGGCGATGTCTTCGGCAGTGAGCCGCTCGGTGGCCCGAGCGACATCGGTTACCGGACAGACGACGACGATCGGCCCAGCAGGAGCGAGGAGCCGCCGCCGTCCAGGTCTACGTCCTCGCCCCGTCTGGCGCCGACGACGGCGACCAGCGCGGGCGGCAGCTGGGGGCGCAACGTCGGGCAGCTGAAGACCTCGGCCCGGCAGCTGCCGCAGCCGGTGTTCCCGAGCACGGGCGGTGGTGGCAGCACGACGCAGCCGAAGAGTGAGGCCGAGCAATGGATGAACCTGGGTACGTCGGCGATCAAGCTTGGCGCTGCGGCGGCGCCCTACCTTGCGATGCTGTCCGACCCCAAGACCAAGACCGACGTGCAGCGTGTCGGCAGGACCGATGACGGCGAGCCACTGTATGGCTTCCGCTACAAGGGCGACCCGAAGACCTACCCGAAGGTGGTCGGGCCGATGGCCGTGCCTCACCACGCCGAAGGCGGGCGTGTTCGCAAGCAGTTCGATCCGGTGGGAGACCCAGGCCCTGGCGGGCTGTGGGGCTGGTCGCTCTCACATCTGCCGCGCGGCAAAGAGATGTTCGGGATGCGCTCCGAGGCCACGCAGGCCGAGATGGCGCGCAGAGGGATCGCGGCGAACCCGCCGCCTTCCATCCTGGAAAGCATTATCAGTCCGCAGTCTTCGAGCGTCAGAGACGCGATACGCCGGGGCCACATCGAGTCATTGCAGCAGACCGGGGAGGACTATCGCCCTGAACGCCGATTCGCGTGGGGTGGTGGCGTGCCGCATCTGCGACACGGTGGCTTTGGCGGCCACCAAGCGAGTGAAGGTGAGGAGGAGGCTCTTATAGGTACGCGGCTGCGCCAGCTGGGCTTTGCGCGTGGCGGGCTTGTCAACTACTACGACGACGGCGGTGATGTTGATGAACCGCTCACGATGACTGACCTGGGTGTGCTCAGCCCTGGTGGACGTGCCTTACCGGAGAGCATCTCTGGTCCTGTGCGCGGTTCGCCCGGTGGATTACCGGAGCAGGCCGCAGATATGCCTAACCTTGCACGGGTACGCGAGCGCTTCCGTCCTGTGCTGGAGAACGACCCCAAGCTCGCCCGGCAGTTCGACATCAACACGACGGCCGAGGTTGGTACGGACCCCAATGCGAGGAGAGCCTATCAGGCGCTGACGCTGGATCGTGCTGCAGCTCGTGGTGAGAGCCTGCCCTACACCTTGAGCCGGGGGCCGGGCACGCCCGACCGGTACTATCCTGGTACGACCACCAACGCGACCCGACCGTCCGGGATGGGCGTGGCGCCCTCGATCTGGATGGGCGCCAATCCGGTGAACTTCGCCACCGGCAACGCTAGTTACGACCCCAAGACCGGGCGTTATGTGGGCTTCGCAGGTGGGCCGCAGACCGGCTCGGTCGCGACCGGCAGCGGTACCGAGTATGCCGGCATCGAGGGGCCCGACCTCGCTGCTGCGCGGCGCTTCGGCTACACGGGTCCATCGAGTACGGGGATTGGCCCACGCGGGCCACAGGGCACACAGGCGATCTCCGCCAAGATGGTCGATGAGGGCGGCGACCGGGGCGAGAAGTCTGCTGCCGGTCCTGAGACCCGCAGCAGCGCTGAGCGCACCGGCAGCACGCAGCCAAGCTTGCGGTCTGATCGGACGGTGGACGCCCTCGCCAAGCCGGCGCCGACCTTTGCCCAGAGGCTGGCGACCAACCCGTTCTGGCAGTTTGGAACGGCTCTAATGGCACGGCCTGGGATCAAGGGTCGTGAGGGGCAAGCCATCGGTTCCGCCCTGGAGAGCATGACCTCGCAGCAGCTCAAGGAGCGCAACCGGGTGCTCGATGAGAAGCCGCAGATGATCACCCGCCCCGACGGCAGCGTCCACTTCTTGAACAGCGAGGGTCGGCTGACCCAGGTGTTCGGGCCGGATGCGACCAGGACGGCGGTGGAGAAGCGCGCACAGGAGAAGTGGGACGTCGAGAAGGCTACGCCCAACACGCTCAAGGTCCAGAAGCGCGGGCCCTTCGGTTCGACTACGACAGAGGAGGTTCCCTACACCATCAGTCCAGACGGCACGGTCAAGCCCTTCGCCATACCCGGACAGGAGCAGCCGCCGGCTCAGCCACCTGCACAGCAGCCGCCGCAACGGCAGCAGCCGCAGGAGCCTCCAGCTGAGCCGCCGCCGGCCGAGCCGCCCGCGTCACCGCCTCCGCCGGCACAGCCAGCACCCAACGCGCCGGCAGTGCCGTCGGTGAAGGCGCCGACCATCCGCCAGTCTGAGACGCAGCCACAGCCACAGCCGCAGCAGGCCGCGACCGGCCCCGCCAACATCGAGAGGCGCACACAGCAGGCGTGGGAGAACGGGCAGGTCGCTCCGATTGGAACCGTCACCAATCCTGGCGCGGGACAGCGCAACGAGAGTGCGCTGCAGGGGCTAACCCCGGATGAGCAGCGCATCGTCAAGGGGATTGCCGACTATACCATTGATCCCAACAAGGTGTTCACCGGCAAGAAGGGGGCAGAGCAGCGTCCGGCCGCCATCAACAAGGTGATGGAATACGACCCGGGCTACGACGCGAAGAACTTCCCCACCCGCTCGCAGGCGCTGAAGGAGTTCGGGGTCAATGGCCAGTCCAGGAAGAACCTTGAGTCGAACAGCATGGTGCTTGAGCATGCTGGCGACCTGATGACGGCGATCGAGAAGCTCAACAACTACACCTACGCGCCGGGCATCATGAACCCGATCACCGGCAAGTTCTCGGAGCAGACCGATCCTAAGTATCAGGCGGCTCTGGCGGAGTTCAGGACCGCAGCTACTGGTGTCGCGACCGAGATGGGTAAGACGTTTCGTGGCGTCGGCTCGATGAGCGAGCGGGAGGTTAAGCACTGGGAGGGGATCATCGCCGGTCAGTACGACAGCCCGGTTGCATTGCGGGCCGCGATCAAGACTGGTGTCGGCATGGTGTTGGGACGCACCAACGCAATCGCCAACGCGCACAACATTGCGATGGGCCCGCAGTACGAACGTGACGGCGAGAGCTTCCTCGCTCCCAAGGCGAGGGAGACGATCGCGCGCGCCAATGCCATGGACCCGGAGAAGCCTTCTCCGCCGTCGCGGTTCGGCGTGACGCCAGATAAGCCGAGCGGCGGCGCTGGAGAGCCGGTTAGGGTTCAGTCGCCCGCTGAGGCGCTCAAGCTCCCGCCCGGCACCCCCATCATCATGCCTGACGGCAGAACCGGTACGGTGCCGCAGAGGTAGCGATGGCCGAAGACCCCTGGGCGGCGTTCAATCCGCAGCCGGCGCCCCAGGCGAGGGCCGATGATCCGTGGGCGCAGTTCAATCCGCAACCCGCACCTAAGCCGGAAGAGCGCAGCGTGTTGCGTCGCGCCTTGGAGGCGCCGATCGAGAGCATCAAGGAGAGCGGGCAGGCGATTGCCAAGCCATTCATTCCGCCGAAGACCAAGGAGGAGCTGGCGGAGAGGAGAGGTCCCATCGCCGGCCTCGGCGAGACTGGCAGCGCCATTCTCAGCGCGGCCGGCGCGATCCCAGGCGCGATCCTCTCGCCGGTCCAGTCCTTGGTCTCGTCCGGTCTGGCGGCGATCACCCCGGGTGAGAAGACCTCCGAGCAGAAGTACCAGGAGTGGATGCCCAAGGTGGGCACCGCCTTCATGGGGCTCGGTCGCTCGCCGGGTATTGCTGGTGCTGGCAAGTTCCCGATGCCCGACCCGATCCTGGAGCGGGTGAAGAAGGTCCCCGCCCAGACCAAGGAGGCCGAGGTCGGGCGCTTCCTGGAGAGCCAAGCCACTGATCCCGACAAGCTGCGCGCCGATCTCGCGGCGCCGGGCCAAGAGATCGTGCCGGGCTCCCAGCCCACCACACACCAGCTCACCGGGCAGCTCGGGCAGCAGGAGCGGGTCGCGGCGCGCACCGACCCGGAGATGGTGGAGAAGTTCAAGCAGCGGCAGGCCGCCCAGAACCGTGCCCGCCAGGAGGCCTTCGAGGGCGCCGAGGGCACGGGCTCGCCGGCCCAGGTCTCGCAGCACCTGCGCAACGAGCTGAACCGGGAGAACGCCGCCAACGAGCAGGCGATCCGGGTCGCCGAGCAGCAGGCCTTCGATGCCCAGCAGCGGCTTGGCGCCGAGTACGACCCCACTGTCATGGGCGAGCGCATGCGCCGCGAGATCGAGATCGCGGAAGCGGCGGCGCGTGAGCGTGAGCGTGGGCTGTGGGAACAGGTCAACCCCGACGGCACATTGGTTGCTGATCCCGCCGGCATCCAAGCGGTCGAACGGGGCATATACAGCCCCGCAAGGATGACACCCACGGCACGGGCGGGGGTCTCCCAGGCTGAGGGGGAGATCAGCAACCTTATCCAGAACTACGGGCGCTACATCCCGTTCCAGGAACTCACCGACCTGCGCTCGCTGGTGTCGACCAGGATGCGGGAAGAGCGCATGGCGCGCGGCGCCAACTCACCGTCGTTTGCGCGCCTCGTAAGACTTCGTCAGGGCATCGAGGACGCGCTGGTGTCGAGCGTGTCGGACGTGCGGCCAGAGGGAGTGGCGCGCGGTGCCGGTGCCATCGGTGCCCAGGAGCGGGTGCAGGCGGCGAGTGCAGCGACCAGGGAGCGCGCGCAGCAGTTCAATCCGTTGCGGAACATCACCCGCAGCGAGGCGGGCGAGGCCTACAAGATGGGCCCGTCCTCGGTCCCAGGGAAGATCGTGCAGCCTGGGGCCAAGGGCTACGACAGCGTGTCGAACTACCTGCGCGCTGTCGGTAATGACGCCGGCATGTCCACGGTGCAGGACGCGCTGCTTGCTCGCGTGCGCGCCGAGGTGTTCGACCGCGCCGGCACGCCGCAGCAGGCACAGAACAGGCTTGAGGGCTTCTTCCGGCGTTACGGGGACACGCTGCGCGCCATTGACGAGCGCGACGGCGGAGCGTTCTCGCAGCAGCTGCGCAATGCTGGGGGCGCCCAGGGTGCCGTTGAAGCTGCGCAGCTACGGCAACGGACGGCGCAAGCCACACAAGCCACCGACCAGTTCAAGAAGCTGACCGGCCTCACCGAGGACGCCGACATCGCCAGCGCGGTTGGCAACATCTTCGGCAAGCAGGACTCCGTGCAGCGCGCGGCCGAGCTGATGCGTCGGCTCGGTGGCAACCCTGCGGCGCAGGAGGGTGCCCGCCGTGCTGTCATCCAGCACATGCGTAACGTCCTGACCGGCGACGTGCTGGTGGGCGATACGCCCAACGTGCGGGCGCAGGCGTTCCAGAAGTATGTGCGGCTCAACAAGCCCGCGCTGCAGCAGATACTGCGTCCCGAGCAGATGGAAACCCTGGAGCTGATCGCGCGCGATCTGCTGCGTGAGACCCGTACGAACCAGACCAAGGCTGTGGGTGGCGGCTCCGACACCTATCAGATGTTCAAGGCCGGCGAGAAGAAGGAGGGCGTGGTCAGGGGCATTGCCAAGAAGCTCACGAGCCCGCTGGTGGGCAAGGTCATCACGCACTGGCTAGCTGGCACCTTCGGTGGACCGGCGGCGTCGGTGGCGCTGGCGGTGGGCGAGGGCGGCATAGAGGCCGCCAGGGCGGCGCGAGCCGGGCGCAGGGCGCAGGAGGCCATCGACATCCAGCGCATGATCGATGAGGCCATGCTCGATCCTGCTAAGGCGAAAGAGTATCTCGGCAAGACCCACACCTACAAAGCAAGGACCCCAGGTGCAAAGGCAATCCTCGGATATGAAGCGGGTGCAGCCGAGAAACAGCGGCAGCAGCTACCAACACGCCAGACGGGCGGCGCGGTTCCTGCGCTTGGCGGCACAGGAGGGCGATCCCCAGGAGCGCGCGAGGTTGCTCGATCTCGCCAAGCACGCCCTGGGTCAACGCAAGCTCTACAGGATGGTGGAGAAGCGGGGAACCAAGAAGCCCGTGCGCAAGGTGGCCGCGAGCGCCTCGGCGCCGCGCTGAGCAGCGCTGGTCCGTTCGGCGGTTCGCCTGCCGGTGGCGGCGAGATGACCGGCGGCACGTTCAAGACCAGGGCCAAGGGCCCAGAGCCGCTGACCCGCCAGAAGGTGGTCGATACCCTCAAGCAACACGGCGTCACCGATCCCGAGGTGCTCAAGGGCTGGACCGAAGGCTGGCCCCATACCGCTGAGTCGCGTGCTGAGGGTGGTGGCGTCAAGCGCAGGCTCCCCGAGGGGCTGTCACAGACAGACGTGGATGCAGCGCTGCATGGCCCGGGCTGGGAGAGGATACCCGGCGCGCCAGAGCACAGCGAGGCGCAGAGGTTCTATCCCCGCATGCGGGTCAATCCCGATGCGTGGGATGCGCGCTTCGGGCCACGCGGCGATGCGCCTGAGAGCACCAACATCGAGGATCGGCGTGCCCGAGGTGGGAGTATCGAGTTCCTGCAGGGCGGCGGTGGTACCGACCCGATACCGACCCCTCCTCCGGTGGACCCGACCCCACCGCCGACACCCGAGCCGGCGGCTGACCCGATTGCCGGCAGTGATCTGATCCACCCACCCCTGCCGGATGACCAGAACCAGCAGCGCAAGCAACAGCTCGGGCTGGTCCCCGGCATGTTCGCTGAGGGGGGCGACGTCGAACGAAGTGAACCGACGTGGCGGGAGATGCTGGACCCGAAGGTCCTTGGCATGGCCGCGCAGATGTACCTCGGCATCCCGTACATGGTGCTTGGTGCCGCCGCTGGTGGTCTTGGGAACAGGCTCTATGGCGATCCCGAGCGGTTCTTTCCGATGACACGCAGCGAGGAAAGCAAGATGCGGCGGCGGGAGCGGGAATCGCCGTCGCCGTATGCCGAAGGTGGCGACGTCGAGGGCTATGACTTCGAGAAGGATAGGCTTCCGCCTCCGCCCGGCATGGCGGGTGGCGGACTTCTCCGCAGCGGCATCGAGAGCATCCTCATGCCGACCCGGCGGGCGGCAACGCGAGGGTTGTCTAGGCCGGTGCGTGACCTACCGCAGAAGACCCTCACGGTCGGCGGCGAACCGTTCACCCCGCGCCCGAGCCCCGAGGTGCGGCAGCTGGCGCAGCAGTACATGGAAGAGAAGGGGCTGCCCTACCGGACGCTGGAGAACTACGTCCCGGTGGACGTGCCGCGCGCGAAGGCGATTGCGCATGAGTACGACATCATGCCCCACCTCCCGGAGGACCCCTCGATCCAGCGCGCCTACGACGCGCTCGCGCGTGAGACCCGCGATCAGTACGAGATGCTGCAGCGGGCGGGCAATTATAAGTTCGAACCGTTCAAGCCCGGCCCGGTAGGGAGCGACCCCTACGCCGCCAATCCCCGGCTGGCGCAGAAGGACTTCCTTGAGAACAAGCACATGTACTACTTCCCGAGCGAGCAGGGCTTCGGGCTGCCCGGCGAGGAGGCCTTTGCCAAGGCCAACCCGATGATGGCCCCATCGGGGGTCAAGATCGAGGGCAAGGAGGTGCCGTTCAACGATCTGTTCCGGGTCGTGCACGACGTCTTTGGGCACCACAAGGAGGGCTTCGGCTTCCGAGCTGCGGGCGAGGAGAACGCATGGCGCTCGCACGGGCGCATGTATTCCCCCGAGGCGCTGCCGGCGATGACGGCAGAGACCCGAGGTCAGAACAGCTGGGTCAACTTCGGGCCGCACGCCGAGTTCAACAAGACTGCGAGCGGCGCTGACACGATCTACGCTCCGCAGAAGATCGGCAGATTACCGGATTGGATCATCCATTCTGGGAGGCTTACCCCACTAGGCATCGCGGGCGCCGCAGCCCTGCCCGAGGGTGAGCCTGAGAGGAAGCAGGAAGGCGGCATTGTCGGGGATGATTCGCGTGCTGCCGAGGAAGCCAGGGAGCACGCAGCTGCCCGCTCGGCGCGTGCGGTGCAGCCGCGCTCGGTTACAGGTCAGTCCGAAGGGCGTCCAGGCGAGGACGTGGAGGACCCCTGGGCCCCCGCCAAGCGGATCGGCAAGGCGATCTTCGATCCAACCTCGCCCATGGAGTGGGCCATGCTGCCGCTGGGGGTTCCTGGGCGCTTCGGTCGTCCGCTTGCCAAGGCAGGTATCGCGGCTGTGGGTGGGCTCCTGGACACCATGGGCGAGGCTGAGGCGGGTAAGGCAGCGGCGGCGAGGAAGCTGATCACGCGGCCGGCGATCCACACCGAGCCGCAGATGTTCGACTATTCCAGATTACGGGAGGTGCCGGACGTCCCGCAGTTCGATCTGGAGCGCTATGTGCCGCCGCGCGGTGTGCCTGAGACGGCGACCAGCCTAGCCAAACCCGAGAACATCGCGCGGATCAACTCTGTGGTGCGCCAGGGCGCCAAGGCTGGCGGCTTGGAGTGGTACAACACCATGCCGCTGCGCGAGGCTTTCATCGCGGAGCTGGGACCGGAGCAGGGACCGGCCGCGTTTGCCCGTTACATGGACTACGTGGCCTCGACCAGCCCGCATTCAGCTGTGCCGATCAACGTGCGCAATGCCAGCTACTACTACGGGCTCGGGCAACGCGGTGATCCGATGCCGACGATGCACATCGAGCAGGTGCTCAACAAGCGCGGCGTGCACCAGCCGAAGTGGAAGCTCGATGAGCCGTTGCCCAGCCCCTACGGCCACGAGGCACAGACGCTGCACGTTCAGAACGCAACCAACGTGCTCAACCAAGGCGGCATCCCGCTTGCGAACCAGAAGCCCGCGAGCTTCTCCCAGAACCTGCAAGGGAACTGGCGCCCGGTCACGATCGACACCCACAACGCGCGGCTCATCGGGCTGCCCAGGGATGCCCCCTCCAAGACCGAGTACGGCTTCCTGGAAGCGATGCAGCAGCGCGAGGCAGAGCGCCTGGGCATGACGCCCGCCCAGTATCAGGCCTCGGCCTGGATCGGTGGCGGTGCCGAGACCGGGTTGCGCTCCACTGCTGATCCGTTCCTGCGGGTGTTTGAGCAGCGGGTGCGGCTCACTGCGGACAAGACAGGCGTGCCGCCCGAGCAGGTCCTGCGAAGGTTCATCCGGGGCGAGATGCCGCTGCTCAAGTTCGGCGGCGGGGTCTAGTCCCCCGGGTTGGTGTCCTCGATCCGGTAACGCGGGATGGGACGTTTCAGATGCTCTGGCCAGATCCGTACCACCTTCTTCTCGGTGTCTTCCTCGGGCTCTGGCGGGAGCTTTGGCTTGGGTTTGTCTTCGGTCATGAGGGCCTCCTTCTATACATGTATAGCGCATGAAGCTCGACCGAGCAACCTTCCTGTACATGGGGCCGAGCGGGAGCCGCATCTCCCAGTTCGCGCAGTGCTTGACGTGCCGGGACTGGGTTACGGGGGACCGCAAGTGCGTCATCCACGGGCCTCGCGTGCGCGTACCGGGCAGCGCAAGCTGCGGGCTCTATGTGCAGGGCGTGCCGCAGCCAGCTGGGACGCCAACGTTGATTCGCGTCACGCCCGAGGAGTCAGGGCTCGTGAACCGTGATGTCAGGTGCGAGAACTGCATCCACTTTGACAAGGGTAAGTGCGAGTTCTTCGACAAACTCAACAAGGCGCTACCAGAGCTGTTCGATCTCGACACCGAGGTCGACTCGCACGGCTGCTGCAATGCACAAACGCCGGGAGAATGACCATGGTCGAACGGGTGATCTATGCGCTGATCTACATCTGCGGGATCGCGCTGTGCTACTTTCTCATCATCTGGGTACTGGGAGCTATCGGTCTGCACCTGCCTGCGATGGTGTTGAACATCCTGCTGGTGGTGCTGGTGCTGATCGCGATCCTCATCCTCTGGAGGATATTCGCAGGTGCTGGCATCCAATGGTGGCCCAGGTAGGCATGACATCGGGTGGGCCTTGCTCATCCTTGTGATGACGATCATCCTCACGCTGTTTGCGATCTGGTTGATGTCTCGTGCGCCAGGGTGAGAGCGCGCCGGCCGCAATGCCGGCCTTACGCAGCAGAGGAGCGGCCAACCGACACCTTTCTGCTACGTCAATCTAGTCTGAAGCGCACTCTCAGGGGTCCTGGTGTTTCGAACCCACCAGGACCCCGCATGGTATCATCGGAGACCGATTCGGGAGGCTCCGATGACAGATGCCGTTCCGCCCTGGCTGAGCGTGATGAGAACGCTGACCGGCACCAAAGAGGTCCCTGGTCCCGAGGCCAATCCCGTCATTACCGGCATGACCACGGAGATCGCTCGCATCTGGGGCGAGGACGTCCCCGGTATGCAGGCCTACTGCGATCAGCCCGCCTGGGACAGCGACGAGACCGCGTGGTGCGGCGTGGCGTCGGCGTACTGCCTCTCCGAGGCCGGCTACATGCCGCCGTTCAAGAAGGGTAACGACACCGGCTGCTTCGGCTGGGCGGATAGCTTCCGCACTTCGCCCAACTTCGTACAGCTCTCCGACTATGTGCCGGGCGCCATCGTGGTGATGACCCGTTCGGGTGGCAACCACGTCACCATGTTCGAAAGCGATGCCGGCGGCGGCTACATCAACTGCAGGGGCGGGAACCAGAGCAACAGCGTCAACGTCAGCTCGTTCCCGAAGTCCAACGTGACCGGGATCATGTGGCCGGCGGCGGCACCCCAACCGCAGATACCGCGTAGCACCATACGCCAGGGCTCGCGCGGGCCAGATGTGGTGGCCTGCCAGACTTCTCTCGGGGTGTACCCGGCAGACGGCGACTTCGGAAGCATCACCGACGGTGCGGTCAAGGGCTTCCAGGCGGCATGCTCCATCAGCCAGGACGGCGTTGTCGGCCCCACCACCTGGGGCAAGATCGATGAGCTGGATGCCAAGGTCGCTGCCGGCGACGACGGGATCGACCCCGAGCTGATCGGGATCATCCAGGACATCGCCAAGACCTCGCCCATCGCCAACTACAGCTGGAGGGATCGAGGCCGGGCGCCGGCTGGCCACACCGTCGGTGTCGCGCTGAGCTTTGCCCTGGCCTACATGCGGCTCAACAGCGACGATCTTGCAGCGCAGCAGATGGCCAAGGCCAATACCGGAGACGCCAACAAGGACGTGTTCGCATGGTACGCCACCGAGTACCGCAACCTGAACATGGACAACAGCGCAGCTGCGCCGCCGGTCGACCGGCTGCGGCACCTGTTTGCCCTGATTCTTGGCCTGGGCATGCGCGAGTCTTCGGGACGCTATTCGGAGGGGCGCGACCAGTCAGCTACGAACACTTCTGCCGACACGGCAGAGGCGAGTTTCCTCCAAACAAGCTGGAACATCAGGTCGTGTAGCTCGACCATCCAGCCGCTGCTGCCTGAATACTGGGCCAATCCCTGCGGGTTCCGCGCCCAGTTCAAGGAGGGTGTCACGCTCAAGTCGTCTGACCTGGGCAACTTTGGCTCTGGTGCTGGGGCTCAGTACCAGTTCCTCAGCAAGTATGCCCCGGTGTTCCACGCCATGGTCAGCGCGGTGGGGCTTAGGAACCTCCGCCAGCACTGGGGGCCGATCAATCGCAAGGAGGCAGAGCTACGCCAGGATGCCAATACGATGCTGCGTGCGGTGCAAGAGGCGTGTGACACCTATCAGCCCGAGCCTGGGCCTGATCCCGAGCCGCCCGACACGCACGAGCACCAAGTGGACATCGTCGCGATGGAGGGGTCGATCGATGAGATCACGATTACCGGAGACGTGTACGTGACCGTCAATGGCCAAGAGTGGGAGCCGTGAACGCGACCGAGGAGATCGGGAAGACGGCGACCGCCGCCATCGAGGCGCTCAAGACCTCGCCCGGCATGCTCACGCTGGTGATCTTCATGGTGATCTACATCGGCTTCGAGAGCTACCTCAGCCTGCAGGAGCGCGAGCGCTGGAAGGAGTTGGTGGTCGAGGCGATGAGGTGGTGCCCGGCGGGTACCTACGAGAGGCCGAAGTGACAGCTGGCGTGCGCTTTGCCTTGACCTTGACGATCGTTCTGGCCGCGCTGCTGGGGCTGAGCCTGTGCGGCTACAACTACTGGGAGCCGAGAGAGACGGCACAGATGCCGTTTGAGTTGGCGAGTGCCTCGGCCCAGCCAGTGATCTGCACCGATGCAGCGACCCGAGACAAGATCAAGTCGGTAATGCTGGAAGCCTTGGACACCGCACTGCAACAGCACGTCGTCCACATGTTCGAGGTCTGGATGAAAGATGACCGTGGCCAGCCCGAGAGGGCCAGGAACGGCGTGGTCAACGGGGTCAATGCCTACTTAAAGGCTGGTCAAGGCGTAGCAAGTTGGGCACCACCGGACTGTCCAGGGTGAGCCATGAACCCAGGTGTCGGCGAGGAAGTTGGTAAGACCACACGCGGCCTGATCGAGTCGATGAAGGACAGCCCAATAACCCTGGCGCTCGTCCTGTTCAATCTATTGTTCGTTGTCATCGTGTTCTTCTCGGTCAGGGATCAGCGCGCTCACATGGAGAGCTTCCAGACCGAGCTGTTCAAGCAACAGACCAAGACCATGGAGATGCTTTACAACTGCACTCCAGGTGCCAAGACATAGGGTCACCAACCGATGCGGCCACCGACCTTGCCAGCCCACAGCCCGCTGGGGCCGATGGCGAAGCCGGCGTAGCCAGAGACGTTACCGTAGAGCCGCATGATGCCGGTGGCACCGAAGGCCACCGCGCCGTTGTCCCCGATGCCCAACCCACCGGTCAGGCTGTAGTTCTCGTTGACCTGGAGCCATGCCGGCTGCGCGAGCGCCGCGCTCAGAGCAGCGACATTGCCCCAGGCAGGATCGATTGGGATGCCGGGCGGCCCCTGCGGTCCTTGCGGTCCCTGTGCGCCTGGGGCGCCGGGCTGGCCTGGGGGGCCTTGCGTGCCAGCTGTGCCGGCCACTCCCTGTGCTCCCGTGGCACCCGTTGCGCCAGTCGCTCCGGTCGCCCCAGTAGCGCCTGTCTGCCCCGGAGGGCCGGGTGGTCCCTGTTTCCCCTGACAATTGCTGTTGTTCAGATTGATTGTGTAGTTGCCGCCACCTGGGCTGATCGAGGTGCTGGGACCAAAGGTGCCCTGGTTGCTCTGTGCGGTCCACAAACCGCAGCCCGTGGTGCTCCATGTCGTGACGTTGTCAGCCAGCGCTGGCGTTGCAGCAAGGATCACGATCGCGGACAGGAGGGCGCGCATCGCGATAGGCTAAAGGTGATTCGGGCGTCCTGGCTGTAGCGGCAGGGTCACAGTTCCAGGGAAAGCCCCGGCGCCGGGATGACAGGAGCGCCGGGGTTAGTTGCGTTGCACGGGGAGGGCGGTTCAGTTCCTTCCCGTGATTGCACCATGCGGAGCCCACGAGCCAGGGCATTATGCCGGAAGTATGGATCGCGACGTTCTTCTGCCTGAACATGGCCGATCCAACCTGCGCCCGCCTGGAGGGCGCAGTCGGGAACATGAGCTTCGACCACAGCGAGATGTGCGAGCTGCTCGGCCAGTGGGGGGCAAAGTACTTTCGCGAGAAGCTCCGCATCCCTCTCGCCTACCGCTGCGATCTGGTCGGTGACGTGTACGTGGCGATGCCACGCCCCAAGCGGTTACGCTAATCCAGCTGCAGCTTGCTGAAGCGCGCCGCCGCCGGATCAGGCGGCTCGGCTGGCTTGGGCGGTGCCGGCTCCGGTAATGCGGGCGTCCTGGACAGGCTCATATACTTGTACAGCTCCGTGTACTGGTTGTAGTGCATCTGCTGCCGGGCGGCTTCTATGGCACGCTCCATCTGATGCTGCATGTAACTGATCTCGGTGGCCGTCTTCGGCGGGCTCGGCATCCCTGCCCCCTTAAGGCACATCACTTGCCATTGTAGCGCTGGAAGCTCTGCAGCAAGTCACTGCTCATGTCCTCCAGGTCTCGCTCCAGCTTCTGGAGGTCATCCCATCGGGCCTTGGCCCTGGCGCGGGCCTCCTCAGCCTCAGCCTCGATCTGCTTGAGCAGGTTCTCAGCGCGGGTGACCTGACGTTTGCCGGCCTCGATGGCGGCGTCGTAGAGCTTGTCGGTCAGCTCCACGAAGCGAGGTACCCCCTGGTTGTGGTGCAGCGGGTTGCGCGGCGGCTCGGGTCGCGTCGGCGCCTTGCTGTTCAGGTCCCTCGCCACACCCTTGAGCACTGCCTCGATCCGGTTCGTGTCCGTTACCTGCTTCTCGTCCATTGTTGTGTCCTTTCACTCGTCTAAGTCTCAAACCATTGAGCGCTTCGCGACCCTCGTCGGTGATCACCCAGCCATCGGGGACGGCCTGCTTGCGTAGGAAGCCCCGGATCACCAGCGCCCGCCACACCCCATACGGGAAGTTGATCTGCTCGTGGGCGCGGAACGGTATGTAGTCCACGTCCGCAGCAGCCTGCAGTACAACTGCCTGTCTCCAACTAAGCAGTACGCTCACGCAGCATGGCCTCGATCTCTTCGCGCAGGTTGGCGCGCGTGATCCCCGGCAGAATCTCTTCGCAGATCACGGTCGTGATCCTGTCCGTCAGAAGGCGGAGCTGCTCATCGCTGATTCGCGTGAGGCTCTTCGCACGGCTCTCGATCTTGCGTGTGTGCGGGTCGTACACACCCTTCGAGAAACCGACCCGCTTCTTCAGGCTGTCCATCGCATCGTCCTTGTCCAAGAATAAGTCCGTATTGTCCGCAACCTTGTGAACCAAGCACCACAGATACCGTAATGCCTGGATGTTCTTCTCGCGTCTGAGGGACGCCATCACCTCAGCATCCAGGCTGATGACCCGCAGGTCCTCGTCCGCCATCTCGCTGCTCGGGAACAGTCCGACCTCGCCCCGGTACTTAGCCTTGCGTTTGGTCAGGAACGTCTCGATTGTCATCGGACGGGTTCACCCTCTGCTCAGCGCGCTGGAACTCCGCCAGCAGCATGCTCCAATCGCTGTCATCGAACTCCTGCTCGCGCGGCGATACGTTCTGGTTCCAGAACGCTTCGATGGCTTCCAGGCTCTGTAGCTGACCGAGCTGCCCGGCCACCCAGTTCATGAACTCGCCAGCGTCTGCCGGCGCTGCGCCCCCACTGACCTCGGAGAGATCGTTCAGCCGGCGCGTGACCGCGACCTGGATCGTATCGTAGGTGCCGGGGAAGTTGTCGCTGATGTTCTGCAGGATCGGTTCGTTGGCAGCATCCCAGGCCTTCACCTCGTCCACTGTCTGCGCCTTGCCGACAGAGCGTATGAAAGCTGACGCCCACTCGTCTGGGCCCTTGCCTGGGCCAAGCACGATGCGCTGCGGGGTATCCTCACCGACCTGCTTCAGCTCTGCGTCGCGTTCCATGCGCGATGCGGTCGCAGCGGTCGTCGCATCAGGCCGCTGCGAAGGCCCCGGCACCGGAGCCTTCTCCTGACGTTGATTCGCGTCGTCGTCCACGTCAGGGAAGTCGCCCGCCGGCACCTGGAACAGCGCCAGCAGGAAGTACTTCCTGGCGTTGGTGTGGCACTTGGCGACCGCCTTCTCGTCCCAGTTCCCCTTGCGGTCCCTGGAGATGCACAGGCCGGTGTAGCGCGGCTTCTCTGGCCATATCTCGCCAGACGAGTGGAAGATACTGAACTCGTAGGTCACCGCCAGCCGGTTGCCCTCCAGCACCTCCTTGCCGACCTCGTTCTGGATCACCGCCAGCCCGACATTGCCCATCAATGGCGTGATCGCATAGAGCAGGTCCTCCATGCGGGCGTAGGCGTAGCCGAAGTACTCGTTCTTGCCCCGCTTCTCGATGGTGCCAACCTTGGACATGACGGCGGCGATGGCGCCGGCAATGTGGCCGACCGGGGCGGGGGTCAGCGCGACGATGCGCTGGGCCTGCTCCGTAGACCGAAGGCCGGCAAGCCCGCCATTGGTGGGCTTGGGCTGAGCCTGCTCGCGCACGGCAACGGCGCGGCCGGCGATGCCGCCTGGGGTGGGCTGGGGTGTCGGGCCTGGAACCAGGGGTCGGCGTGGGGTGGTGGTCATACGTGACTCCATCTAAACGGCCTTCGATTCTTCTATTACGGTAACGCCCGGAACGGTGACCCCCGCCCGCACAGCCCTGTTGGCGAGCATCTGTACGGTGCCGCGCAGGTCCTCGCTGTCCTTGAAGAAGGCTAGAGCCTTCTCGAAGTCATCGATCCGCGCCTTCTTGGTCGACTTGAGCGTCTGCGCCCGGCCACGGGTGCCGGCACGGGGACGGGGGGCATCAGCTGCAGCTGGCTCGCCCCCCGCCGCCGCTGCCTCGGCTTCCTGTTTGCGCTTTGCTTCCAGCGCCTGGAGCCAAGGCGTTAGCAGCTTGTACTTGAGGTTCTTGTAGGTCTCGGCGAGGCCGATGATCGTCACCCACTTGACCTGAATCCGCTTCAGCTCGTCGTCGTGCGGCTTGCGCTCTTCTTTGCGACCGTCGTCGGCCTTCTTGCACAGCTCGGCGAGGCGATCGGCGAGGTTCGCAATACGATCAGCCTCGGCCTGATCGGTGATGGGCGGTCCGTCGAGGCGCCTGGAAGCCTCCTCGGCCAGGGGCTCGATGGCATCCCGTAGCCCTTCGTAGCTCTCGTCGTCCGGCGGGAGATTGTCCCCCATGGCGACCAGCTCGTGCTCGTCTGGCCAGGGCTTGCCGCGCTGGGCGACGTCGCGGTAGGCCTCCTCGGTCACCGGGTGCTGGCCGCAGCGGGTCCACAGCTCCAGGGCGCGCTCGGGCGCCACGTCCTCGTCACCGATGCGGCAGTGCAGCTGACCATTCTCACCCGGCCAGTAGGCGACGGGCCGGAAGGTTCTCCGCGCGCCGTAGTGCTCCTTGCGCGGCTCGCGATAGAACCCGGCCTGGGGATGGCTGGGGCTCATCTCGACGGGCCTGCCGCTGAGCCGGTCGTGCCAGTATTGCCATTCCCATTCAGCCATTGTTCCTCCGCACGATGTTGCGCCAGACCCGCTCCTTGCCAAGGGCGCGGCCGGCCGCCTCGATAGTCGCGTTCTGCGGGCGCCGGGTGCCGTCCGGCTTGAACCATGAGCGCATGCAGGCGGCAGAGGGACCACCGTTCTTCACGATCTGGGAGAGCTTGGTGTCGCCCCGCATCTGCTGCATCTGGTAGATAACCGGGTCCTTGTCGCGGAATGTGTATGCGCCGTAGCCGTGTCCGTTACGCTTTGCCATCACTTGGCTCCTACAACGGTGTAAGTGAACTTGGCTCCCGATCCCTTCCTGCTGCCCTTTGGTCTTCGTCTGGTGATTACCTTGGCTCGCAGTGCCTTGTTGAGCACGTTCGAATAGGTTCCGCGCGCAAGCCCAACGGTCCTAGTCCAGTCAGCTGCGACCGAGGGGCCAAACTCGGTGATCTTGTTGTCGGCAAGATACTTCATGAGCATGTCGACACGGTCTCCCGAGGTCTCCGCGCGAATCTTGCCGTTCTTCACTTGGGCGTTCTGCACGGGTTGCGGCGGCTTCATCTCGATGACATGCCCGGAGAGCGCCCAGAGCACATAGGAGAGCTTCTTGTCGTCAACGAATATCTCGATGCGGAACATCAGTGCATCCTTTCATGTGGTTCGTGGGGTGAGATCGTCGGCGACGGGAACTCCGCCCGGATGTGCTCGTGCATCTTCTGCAGGCACTCCTCGGTGATCTTGTCTAGCTCGGCGCGCATCTCCTCGCGCCACTTCTGGGTGACGCGCGGAGAGATCACCCACATAAAGGCGATGCCGGCGTGTACGCCGGAACCAAAGACCCAGATCAGCTGCGCGGAACCCTCGTTGTAGCCCCACAGCGCAACACCCATGAAGGCAAGGCACATCACTGTGCCGTACGTGACGTTGAACCAGCGGCTGAAGAGCACCTCAAGTGCGCGATCTGGTTTCACGGGTTCCCACCTTTGCAAGCGTCACCTTCACCTTCTTGGCTCGCTGTGTGTAGATCGCTTTGCGCACACCCTTGGAGCCGGCGCCCGGCCATCGCGCGCTGATGTGTTTGGGAGGGCGCTTCATCGCTTCACCACCGTGCCGTCCATCTTCTTGCGGAGGCGCTTGTCGAAACCGCGCGAGAGAATCTTGCGCCAGGGACGCAGGCCGGCGCGTTTGGCTTCTGCGTCGATGGCCTTCAGGACCACCTTGCCAAGGGGCGTGAGCGTGCGGGCCGGGCGAGGGGCCGCTGCAGCGTGAGCACCATGCCCAGCATGCCGTTTAGACTCGCCCGACCCTGTCCGCAGCGCAGGTGCGTCCGCTGCGGCATCTGAGAACTTCTTCTCGTTCCATGCCCGGATACGCCGGCCTTTAGCGATTACCGTGGCATCTCGCTTCGTCTTCTCCCGATGTGGCTTGATCAGCATCGGGGTGAGGTTCCAGAAGCGATCGCGATCAGGGTGATTCGTCTCGTGCAGGATGTTGTGGTCAACAGCGTACAGGCTGATAATCTGGTCTTCCGTCATCGACTTTGCATCGCTATACGGGACATCACCGAGCTTCAACAGCGCAGCTGCGTACTTCGTCTTCCAGCTGATGTGCTTGCGTTTGGCCACACCCTGATATACATTGGTAGCCATGAAAGTCAACAACGACGCCCCGACTATCCAGGTGTCTTTCCGACTGAACGCTGATCTCGTTGCGCGCATGCGCGAGGTCGCAAGTTCCAAGGATTGGCCACCGCCTCCGTCACAAACTGAGATCGTCTCGCGCGGCATCGAGATGGTGCTGGCTAAGCTCAAACCCAAGCGGGGCCGGGCGCGTGTTGCGGCATGATGATCCACATCGTGTTGCTGCAGGGCGTCGCGCCGGTCGAGGCCTGGACCGACAAGCTCTGGGCGATGCGCCGCGCGGCTGAGCTGGGCGGCGGTAATGTGGTGACGCTGGAGCTTCGCAGTGAGAATACCCCCGAGACCGCCGCCGACAACGCGACAGCGGATGCGGACAGGGAACCCAGGGCGCGACCCGGTGCACGCAAGGGGTCCGCAGCTTCATGAGACCCCGCCAGAAGCGACCTGGGCACTCCTGAAGGCTGAGCTGCTGCCGCCCCACATCTGGGAGCCGGCGGCCGGGCGCGGCGCCATCGTGAATGTCCTGCGGGAAGCCGGGCATACCGTCTTCGCCAGCGATCTTATGGATTACGGTATCGCGCAGGACTCCGGCAGGGACTTCCTGAACGAGCAGCGTGCCCCCTACAGCTGCGCTGCGATCGTTACCAACCCACCCTTTGGCAACCAGATGGCGGAGCGCTTCGTGCGCAAGGCGATCACCCTGGTGCCGCTGACGGTCATGCTCCTGCGGCTGGCGTTCCTCGAAGGAACAGGGCGCGACGACATCCTCGACCGGTTGACGCGGGTGCACATCTTCAAGAACCGCCTGCCGATGATGCACCGCGATGGCTGGGCCGGGCCCAAGTCCACCTCCATGGTCGCGTTCGGCTGGTTCGTCTGGCAGCGCGGCCACCGAGGGGCAACCCGGCTGCATCGCATCAGATGGGAGAGGCTCGATGGCACTGCGGCTCGCGCTGCTTAACACGCAGATTGCTCTGCGGGCGCGCCAGATCGCGCACGAGGCGACCAGGACCTGCAAGGGCGAGCTGTTGCCCCATGACGACGAGCATCACACGCCGAAGTGCAACAAGCTCAAGCACGAGATCGAGGACCTTGCCCGGCTGGTCAAGCTGGCCACGCACCAGGGCGAGGTACGTCGCGAGGCGGAGCCGTTTGCGCTGTCGGCGGAGTAAGAGGGGGCAGGATGGTGACCAGGGAGATGTTTGAGTTGCGTGACTGGGAGGACGCAGTCAATCGCTGGGGGCACGAGATGTGCCCCAGGTTCAACGAGTACGCCCGCCGGCAAGCGCTCTATGGTGCCGAGAACGACCCCGTCACCCAGGCGGCCTCGCGCGCGGGGGAGATCGTGGCTTGTCTTGGGCTCGGCCTCGATCCTGATAGGGAGCTGCTCAAAGAGCCCTTGCCTGTCGGCGAAGACAGGCCGCACTTTGACCTACGGCTCGGTTACCGCCGTGCTGACGTCAAACAGACCATGCTGCATTACCAGTACCTGATCTGGCCACTCACCAAGGTCCTGGACTACGCCACGCGGCGGTTTGATCTGCTGATCCTGGCGAAGATCGATTACCGGATAAACGACGAAGCGCGGACCATCCACAGCATCAGGGGGCACCTCTATGGCTGGATGACCAAGGACAGATTCCAGGAGAAGAAGCGGATCGCCAACGACATGCATCCGCACCTCGATGCCGGCACTTGGTACGTGCAGGACCTGGAGTTGGGCATCGACTTCTCGCGCTTTGAGGGCGAGCTTGATCTGCAACGACACCGTGGAGGTTATGATGGACGGCGAATGGCAACAGTACCGCAAGGTAGCGATCACCGAGATGCGCCCATACGTTGAGGGCGAAGACCTGTCCAAGATCAGCGTGCGGCCCGACTACACACCCAAGCCGGGCGACCTCGTCGCACGCGATCCGGCCAAGCCGGAAGATCAGTGGCTGGTCGCTCAGGAGTTCGCAGAGGCGAACTACGAACAAGTGGAGGAAGACGACGATGCCTAGCGAGTTGCTCGATTCCGACAAGCTCATCGCATGGCTGCGCCAGCAGCCGGCCGATGAGGAGTATCAGTGGAGCGATCCGGTGAAGTGCCTGATGGGGCGCTACATCACCGATGTCGGCACGCCAGCCGATCTCTACGCCTACAGCGAGATGCCGCACTACCACGAGATCGCCGAGACCAAGCCCTGGACGTTCGGCGCTGCGCTCCAACGTGCCGAGGCGTTCAGAGAGTTGGCGCCGCCGGCACCGGTGCTGCAGATCGAGGACCGCCATGCAGAGGTCGTTCAAGAGTGAAGGAACTGCGCCCTTATCAAGAAGAAGCCCTCCAGGCGATCCGGCAGACGGTGGGCCAGGGCGTGAAGCGCCTCGTCTGTCAGGCGCCAACGGGAAGCGGCAAGACGGTCCTGGCGGCGACGATAGTTGAAGGCGCGCTGCGCAAGGGCAACCGGCTGTGCTTCACGGTGCCGGCGATCGATCTTGTCGATCAGACCGTCGAGATGTTCTACGCGCAGGGCATCCGCGACATCGGCGTCATCCAGGCCGATCACCAGATGACCAACTGGGCGATGCCGATTCAAGTCGCGTCGATACAGACCATCCGCTCGCGCAAGGTCTATCCCGAGGCCCAGGTTGTCGTCATTGACGAGTGCCACCAGCTGCACAAGGCACATGTAGCATGGCTACAACACCCTGACTGGCAAGCAGTGCCGTTCATCGGGCTCAGTGCAACTCCCTGGACGCGCGGCCTCGGGCGCCACTTCGAGACCCTCCTCGTGATGAGCACCACGAAGGAGCTGATCGAACAGGGCTACCTCTCCAAGTTTCGCGTGTTCGCAGCGGATCATCCCGACCTTTCTCAGGTTAAGGTCGTAGCCGGCGATTACGTCGAGAAGCAGCTGTCCACCGTGATGAGCGAACAGCAGCTGATGGCGAACATCATCGAGACCTGGAAGGTGCGCCATGGCAAGGACAAGACATTGGTGTTCGGAGTCGACTGCGCGCATGCCCAGGCGCTTCAGGCGCGCTTCCTCGACGCTGGCGTCTCGTGCGCGTACCAGGACGCCGGCGCGCCAAGCTCGGAGAGAGCCGCGATCAAGCGGGGGTTCCACGATGGAACATATCGTGTGGTTTGCAATGTCGGAACACTCACAACGGGAGTGGACTGGGATGTCCGATGCCTCGTCTTGGCCCGCCCAACCCGTAGCGAGATGCTCTTTGTGCAGATTCTGGGCCGGGCTCTACGCACGGCTCCTGGCAAGGACTATGCGCTTATTCTCGACCACACGAGCACGCACGAGCGGCTAGGGCTCGTTACCGATATCCACCACGAGCGGCTGAGCCAGGGCAAGCTCGATGACAACAAGAGCGTGAAGCGCGGCCCGCCTCTGCCCAGGCCTTGCCCCCGGTGCTCGTGCCTGCTGGCAGTCGGCCAGAAGGTCTGCGAGGAGTGCGGCTTCGAGCGCAAGATCGTGAGCAAGATCACCGAGAGAGACGGTCAGCTGGTGGAGTTCGATGGGACCTTTCGCAAGAAGGGCAAGACCAATCCCGACTTACTGCCCTACACCTACGAGGAGAAGCGGCGGTTCTACGCCCAGCTGCGCGGCCACGAGATCATGAAGGGCTACAAGACCGGTTGGGCCAAGATGCAGTACCGGGAGAAGTTCAAAGAGCCTTGGCCGCCTTGGCCCTGGGAGCGCGACGCCCCCATGAACCCAGGCCCAGAGGTGGTGAACTATGTCCGATCCCGTGCCATCGCCTGGGCGAACAGTCCCGACAACCCTCGCAACCGCCCGCGTTCAGCTTGAGCGGCTCCACTACGGGCTGGCGCTGCACGGTCCGACCGAGGACACCCCCGCGCTGTGCAAGGCGCTCGCCCGGTCTCCGCTGTGGCTGGAGGCCCGGTGTCTGCTCCGGGGGCATGGATTACCGGAATACGAGATCAACCTGCTGATGGGCACGCACCCCCAGGGCTGTGCCTGCTGGGAGTGCGTGCGTCAGTTACGCAAGGATGTCTTGAAGCACCGTCGCCGGCTCAGCGCCCGCGCTGCCGCAGGAAAGCCTCAGCCGCGCGCCCGGTGAGCGGCGCCTTGCGCCTCTGGCCGGTAAGCTCGGCGTGCTTGTGCTCATCGCGCACCTTGCGCTTCTCTGTCGCTACGAGCTTCTTCTGCTCCTCGGTGGGAATCTTGTTATGAGCGTTGGCGACGGCATAGGCGGCAGCGGCGACCTCGGGGTCGAGCACCTCGCTAGCGGGGAACTCACGCTTGAGAACGGCATCGACCGCAGCCTGGGCGGCCATGCCCCGGCGCAGGAAGGTCGGGACAGGGCCAGGGTCATTCAGATCACCAGCCCGTGGTATTGCGCCGGCATTGTCCTGGACGGTGACCGGGTCATCGCCTTTGCTCCGATCCTCCGCTACATGCGCTACTGGAACCGGCGGCGCATCCTTGGCTTCTGTAAGACCAGACACTGGACGGCCACAGAGCTTTAGCCGTTGCATGTCCAACCGCCGAAACCTCTTGAGCAATCCCGGCAGCTCGACCTCAGCCCTGACCAGCATCCTGATCGCCTGCTCGCGCTGGAGTTCAAGGCGCTTGATCTGATTGCGCAGAAGCCGAAGCTCACGTTGGCGCTTGGTTTCCTTCATGACGTGTTACCTTTCATGGTTGACGCTAGATAGGTAGTGTAGCACATCTGCAACACTATGTCAAGATAGCATATACCTATCTCAGCGGCACCTGACAATGGGTCAGTAGCGAGATCGCGAAGATGCAGATCGCCACCGCCATAGCGAGGATCACCACCTCGCGGATGGTGTAGTGCTTCATCGCTTGATCCTGCGCTCTACCGGAATGTTCTGCGAGACCGGCATCGCGCGCGGGCGCGGATGATCCGGCGGCCACCCGTTGCAGTGTCCGATCTCGTGCCGCAGGAGCGTGCCGGTGTTGTAGCCGCGCTCGCGCATCACCTTGTCCTCGACCAGATAGATCACGCAGCTCTCGCTGTTGTGCCAAGCGCAGCCAAGCATGCCCGGCTTGTCCTGACCGCAGGCTGCCTGCAGCGAGACGAGGTCGGGCACGACCCTGATGGTAAGGTCGCCGTCGTAAGGACGGTCGAACTCCTCCGGTGGAAGGATCATCTTGGGCGCAGGGGCCGGTGTCGGCTTGACCGGGAGTATCCTGATTGTCGGATTGAAGTCGCCCTTCTGGGCAACGGCGAGGCTCACGCTGATGTTGGCTAACACCAGCGCGGCGAACCATGCTCCTCCTCTCATCGCACCCGCTCCCAGATCAGGAAGCTGGCAACGCCACCGATCACCGCCGCTGGCAGCAGCAGAATATCGGTCTGCCACGACCACGGCGGTGGCGGCAGGTAGTCAATGCCGGGAATGGCAACGGCGACGATGGTGCCGGCGATCAGATAGAGCGCAAGCGGGTGCTTCAGATACTTCTTCATCGGTGGTTCCTTTCATAGGTTGGGGTTAATCCTCATCAGCCCAGCTGGCTGACCAGGGCCTCGAACTTCCTCTCGCTGGTGGTGAGCCGTATCGTCACCAGGAGCCGCAGCAAGCGCGCTGCGGGCTCGGGGATGGTGTAGCCCTCCGCATAGCGATAGGGGGATCGGCGCGAGAGGCCCAGGACCTCGGCCATACGCTTGTGCGTCCAGCCCAGGGTTTCTCGTGCATTACGGTATTCGCTCGTAGTCATCGTCCTCTCTCTTTCAGGAATGCGATGGTGGCCGCGATCTCCGCCGCCCAGGCCTCCAGGTCGGCGATGGTGTGCGCGGTGTTGCTGTGTGCCCGCAACGCCTCGGTGCGGATGTCCGCCAACGAGAGCGGCAGCGGCCTGTTGGCGGGCGGCGGGCCAGGATCGTACCCACCCTGCGTCGGCATCGGTGCGCCGCCGTCTTCCGGGATCAGGCCTCCATGCTCCCGGATGGCGTCCTCCAGGGAGTTAACCTCCTGCTTCTTACTGTGCTTGCGCTTGGCCATGCTCTTGGTCCTTTCTCAGTTGGGTTGAGACATAGTCGTGGTGGTCGAACGGGATTACCGGAACGAGCTTGGCGAGCCCGTCCAGGTCGGTGTCAACGCTCTCGATGTACTTGGCGACGATGTTGCCAATCATCGCCCCCTGCTCGCGCTGCTTGAGTTGGTAGGGCTTGTCCACACCGTAGGTCGGCAGCACGGTGAGCACATCGAAGAAGCTGTACTGCTGGGGCTCGTGCCGCAGCACGCCCACTGCCATCAGTTCGGTGTTGGCGATGCAGATCGAAGTATTACGATGCTGCTCGCTCTCGCGCATGATCATGCCGGCAAAGCCGCAGTAGGCGACCATGCTGCCGGCTTCGAAGATATCCAGCTTGCTACGCTCGGCGATGCCGCCCAGGGCATGCCAGGAGAAGAACGCGAGCCGCGTGCGCTGGGCGCTGAGGCGACCTTTGCGCTGCAGCCGCATGACATAGGCGCGCACCATCACGCCGGCCTCGCGGCCTGGGACCAGCGGGTGCTTGTCCACCTCCCAGACCAGTAACTCCACGATGGCAGAGCGCGAGCGCTTGAAGTGCCCGTTGACGAAGCAGCAGCGCTCGCCCTGGGCAGCTCTCAGGCGCTTCACGCCGGCCATGAACTGGTCGGCAGCCTGTCTGGGGCCGCCCGTGATCGACTTCAGGAACTTCTCGATGGCCTGGGTCCAGAGCGTGCAGCCGGGCATGAGCATCCCGGCCCCCGCCATCTGGCGCTCGGCCAGATCGCGGGTGAGCTGTGCGGTGAAGATGCGCCCGGCAGTGGTCTTCATGACGCCTTCTCCTTGTCTTGAGGGGTCTCATCGCAGCATCCCCATGAAGCGACCCGTGCGTACGTCGTAGTCGTCCATATGCAGGGGCGAGAGCGTCGGCTTCCCGTGCTCGGGGCGCAGGATGTAGAACTCACCTGAGATGCGGTTACCGTAACGGTCCTCGGCCTGGATCATCAGCGCCTCGCGCCGGTCGGGATGCACGCTCGGACGTGGACCATTCTTCGCCTCGTCCAGGGTACGCACCGTTGCCAGCCAGACCTCGCTGATGAAGGCGTAGCGCACGACCTTGTGGTCGGCGAACGCCAAGCGCAGCCCGCGCTGGACGATGTCCTTCTCCTCGTCGTTCGACCAGGGCGTGGCGATCAGCAGGTGCGCCCCCTCCTCGGGTTCGGCGTGCCACATCGGCAGCACCTCGCCGCTTTCGTTGAACATACGCATGGCGTTCTCGGCGGCGTTGGCGAAGAACTCCTGAAGCTCGGCAAGGTGAGTCATGGTTCACTCCTCCTCGACCGTCGTGACCCGCTTGACGATGCGGAACTTGTTCTTCTGGGTCTCGCGGAGGCGCTGGCACGCCTCCTGCGCCTCTTCCTTCGGGTCCTTCCTGGGCTCGCCAAAGGCACGGACATCTGCCCACTGGCCGTCGCTCTCCAGGCGCTGAACCCAGTAGAGCGTGTAGTTGTCGTCGTTCCTGGACATGTCGTTCTCCTTTCATGTTCTCCGGTAATCACGCCCGCCCCGAAGCTCCTCAGCGAACAGGGCGGGCGCTTATCCGCTGGGATGCGGTCGGGGGACTATTTCCCAGCAGAACAGATGCGGGCGATGCGCAATGGGATCACCACCGTGCGGTCGCACTCGTCGCAGCACCGGCCCTCCGCTGCCGGCTCGGCGTTGTTGCCGCCCCTCCAGGTGCCCTTGGCGGGGATCGGCTGGTCACAGATGACGCAGATGAGCGGCTCGGGCAGCGCGCGGAGCTTGCGGTCCACGTAGGAGTAGTTGACCGGATCGTCGCTCTCCACGACACGGGTCTCGCGCACCATCATCCAGCGCATCGAGAGGTCGTAGACGTTCTGCTCGGCCTCCTCCCTGGTGGCGAAGCGCAGCTGGTTGCCGGTCCACTGTCCAGAGTTGTCGGCGATCACTTCGGGGGCATAGCTCTTGGGCATGTCAGTCTCCTTTCATCAGGTTGGGGTTGGGGTCTTTAGCTTCAGTGTCGAACACCAGCGCGCACGCCTCTAGGAACCTCTGCCTCTGCTTCGGGCCCGCGCCATAGACCTGCACAGCGATCATGGCGGTGACTCGCATGAACATCGCAGTGAGGCACGCAAACGTGTCGCGCTGCCGTCCGGCGATCTCGAACGCCTGGGTGACGTCTTTGAGCATGTTGTAGAGCTTGCCCTCGGCATAGCCCTGGAGGTCCTGCTGGAGTTGAGAGAGGGCCATCAGTTGTCCCTCCTCGGCATGCCGTGACGGGCGAACAGTTCGTTGGCGATGGCCTGGGCGGGATGCTTCTCGTACACCTCGACCAAGACATCGACTGCGTGTCCGATTGCCTCTGCAGTGTTCTTGTTGCGCTCGCGTCTCCAGGCACGATGCGCCCGCACCACCGCCTGGATGGCGTCGATCAGTTCCTCGACGGGGGTCTGTGCCATCTCACTCCTCCGCCCTGATCTCGGTGTGCAAGGTCTCGACGCCGGGTTGCCGCTTGCCCATGAACAGTCTCTCCTCGTCGCCTGGGCGGCACATATGCGGCAGGCAGGCCGACACCGGCACCAGCAGGAAGCGGAAGTTGCCCAGACCCAGCTGATGGCGCCGGCACAGGCGATGGTTGCCGTCGATCATGGTCTGGTAGCCGTTGCCCCAGTCCACCATGATGCCGGGACGGTCCAGGTCGCGCCCGGGGCTGATCTTGGGCAGTCGCTCGGGCACCACGCCGTTGTTGGCGAGGACATGCCGGTAGAAGTCCTCGGGCGTGCGCTCCAGGCGGCACATCTGCGCCGCGATGCGACCAGCAGCGAGCCCGTCCTTGATGCTGCGTACATCGAACACGACCGTACCCATGCTCGGCTCGGTGAACGTGAACACCTCGCGCTTCTCGTGGCCCTCCACGATGGTGCCGTCCTCCACCTCGCGTACCACCTCGATGGTGCGAGGTGCCTCGCGGTGGGCGAGGTCGCGCATGCCGGCGCGGTCCTCGTCGGTAAAGGTATCGAGGAAGACTTCCATGGCGTTGCTCATGTCAGCGAATCCTCTCAAGCTCGGTGCGCGCGGCAGCGATTCTGTCGCCCAGGCGCTGGGGAGGGTGCTCGCCATAGATGGCCGTTCGCTGCTCGACGTAATCGGTGAGCGCCTCGCGCAGCATCTCGTTGCGTACCTCATGGCGGTAACGGTTGCGCTCGTCACTCCAGGCCTTATCGTCCCTCTCGGCCTGGGTGATCAGCTGATAGCGCTCGATCTCGTTAGTGGTCGCGATGGTGTTGTGCTTGAGCGCCCACTGCACAGCCGTGTCGAACTCATCGCGGTTGATACCGTGCGTGGTCCTGAACCCATTGACCTTGGGGTGCGTCAGGCTGATCCAGGTCTTCTCATCAACGCGGCCCTTGAGGTCGAAGCCGGCGCGACTCCACTGCTGCCTGTTCTCGAACGTCGCGCGCCACTCGCCATCGATCAGCACCTTGTAGTGGTAGAGCGTGCGCGGCTTCTTGCTGCGCCAGCTGGTGGCGGTAAACGGGGCGGCCTCGTAGGTGATGGTGGGCATGGTCGTTGGTCCTTTCATGGGGTTGATGGGTTCTCGGCGGATAATCTGTGCGCGCTGGCATTCCCAGCCACGCTCCTCGGCGACTGCGCCGGCCACTGCTAGGGCAGCTGCGTCATCGGTGGCGTTCACGGTGAGGCTCTGGGCGTCGAAGACATCCAGCGAGCCCTCGGGCCGTACGTGCACCAGGAGGAGATAGCGGGTCATGTCACTCTCCCTCCAACTGCAGCGCAGCGAAGCGGGCGCTCGCCAGCATGGCGATGATGTCGGTGTCGAGCCCTGGCCGCGCCTCCAGGCGGCTGAGCCGGCCCAGGATGTCGTGCAGGTGCTTGCAGGTGCGGTGGTGGCGCCAGCCTGGGCACGAGCACCCCCACGAGCCATCGCTGCGCCGCTGCGCCACGTTATAGAGCGCATCGGAGGTGTGCGAGCGCACGACGAATCGGTTCGTCCACTGGGCGTTGTCGGGCATGAGGGCAGAGCCAATCTGCTCAGCGATCTCGGCGACCTGGGCGCGCTGGTTAGTGGCCATGGTGCCAAGTCCTTCCACCGTCATGGCTGTGAACTGCAGTGCGCTGATCTACGGTGCGACCGGCGAGTGCCTGGGCTTGACGCACAAGCTCGATGAACATCGGGCTCCCGGTCTTCGCTATCGTTCTGAAGGCACAAGCATCACTCACACCGTCCTTGCTGGCGGCGTCCCAGCCGGCGAAGGCTGGGGCACCGGTTGCCGGGTCGATCACCAGGGTGATGCGCTTGGCGGCGAGTCCCTGGGCGAGGCGGACGACAGCAGCGCGGACCTCGGCCGCACGCTGCTGGATCGTCTGCCTGGGCTTCAACATCGTCTCGCAAGACACGGTCAGTCTCCCTTCTTGGCGCTAAGGTCCGAGAGGGCGGCGTTCACCTCGGGCTGATCGCGCCAGTAGGTGACCGGCTCGTCGTCCAGGTCCACGGGGCGGCCCTCGGCCTCAGTGGCGGCCTCGACCGGCGCGGCGTCGTCCAGGTCTAGGAAGGAAACGCGAGCCTCCTCCAGGCGCTCGATGGCGACGGCGTCCACCTCGATGGCGGCGCCCTCGCCGGCCTTGACGATGTCCCTGGCGACTTGTCTGGCGACCGTGATGGCCTTGGCGACCTTCTCGTTGGCGCCGGGCTCCAGCATCTTGCCCAGGGTGCGCGCCTCGTTGGCGGCCTTGCGGATAGCCTGGGGGTCCAGGTTCTTGACGCCATCGGACATAGCCGAGACGAGGTCGCGGACCTGTTCGTTGATGGCGCGGACGGCCTCGACATCGTCGCTGGAGACGCGGCCGATGAGGACGGTCACGCCCACGTAGGTCCAGGTCGCGGTCTCGTTGAACGCCTCGGCCAGGGCGCGAGCCTCGCGCACAGCCTGCCGAAGCTTGTCCTCGCGCTCGACCGGGCACATCAGGCCGAAGTCGCCGGCCTTGACGCAGGCCGACTGAATCTTGGAGCGGGCAGCGCTGCGGACCTTGCTGGCGCGCTTCTGCTCGCCGGGGTCCTTGGTTGTGCGCTCGGTCTCCCAGCGGGCGCGGCCCTCGCCCTCGATGGTGATGTGGTCCTGTTCAAGCTCAAGCGTCTTGTACTTGACGTTGCCCTTGATGGTGGTGCGGGCGCGGACCAGGAGGCCTGGGCGGAGGGTTGCGATGTCTGACATTGTCGTGTCCTTTCAGGTGGCGGTTGGGGTGCCGCCCTGGCATACATAGGCGCATGCCAGGGCGATGTCAATACATGTCATGCCAAGTCTAGCGCACGCTCGGTGGAGAACGCCGGACGCTCGGCATCGGGGGTGGTGGCGAGGCGGGCGCGCTTGCTCCAGGTCCGCAGCCGCTTCACCTGATCGGCCATGCTATCCACCAGCGGCACAACCTTGCTGGCGGCGTTGAGGATGTCGGTGGCTGCGAGCGCACGCTGACCATCGGTGAAGCTCGCGAACAACGCCTCCTGCACAAGGTTGGCGACCTCTGCCGCTGTGAAGGTGTCGGTGGCTTTGACGATGGCCGCCGTCTCCTCGTCATTGAACGGCAGGCGCTTGAACTTGGCCAAGGTGACGTTGAGCACCTCGGCACGCTCGCGCGCGGTCGGAACGTCCAGGAACCACATCTCGTCCCAGCGCCCCTTGCGGAGAAGCTCGACGGGGAGCCGGTCGGGATCATTGGCCGTCGCCAGGATGAAAGCCTCGGACTTGCGGTCGTTCATCCAGGAGAGCAACACCGCGAGCTTGTCTGCGGCCACGCCGCCGTCGCCGGCAGGACCCGCGCCACCGGAGAGGGTCTTGTCCACCTCATCGAGCCAGAGCACGCAGGGCCCCAGGGCATCGACGGTGTCGAGCATGGCGCGGATATTCTGCTCGCTCTCGCCCAGGAACTTGCTGCCGGTGGCGCCCAGGTCGCCCTGGACGAGCGGGCACAGCCATGACGTGGCGAGGGCTTGCGCAGTGAAGGTCTTGCCGCTGCCGGGGATGCCCACGAGCAAGCAGCCCTTGGGGCGTTGGATGCCGTAGGCGCGCGCCTCGGGCGTCCAGGCGAGCTTGCGCTGGATAAGCCAGGGCTTGAGGGCATCGAGCCCACCAACGGCGTCCAGGCCGCCAGGGAGCGGCTCAACCCAACGCAGCATGCCGTTGGAGGCGATGATGCGCTTCTTCTCGTCAGAGATCACCGCTGGCTCGATGGCGCGGCTTTGAACGATGCTCTTGGCGAAGCAGCCCTCGGCCTGGGGGCCGGTGAGGCCGACAGCGGCATCGATGATGAGGTCGCGCTTGCCGTTGAGCGGCTGGACCTTGCCGGGGTTCTGCCGGATGGCAGTGGCAATGGCCACATCGGCCATGCGGCCAAGCTCTTCGCGGTCGGGCAGTGGCCAATCGACCGTGACGGCGTCGTTGGCGACATCGCTCGGGACCTTGGCCCCAGGTGCAAGCACGATGACGCTGGTGCCGGTGGCAGGCAGGGTGCGGGAGAGGTTGCGCAGCCAGCGGGTGACGGTGATGCCTGGGCCGCCATCGCACCACTTGTGCAGGTCGCGGAGAATCCAGACCACCTTGCCGGCCTCGGGGGCGCGCTCACTGATCTTCTTCAGGAGGTTCACCGCATCGATGGGTGCGGAGCTTCCGGCGGGCACTTGCTGAAGAGCAGCAGCGATAGGATCGGAGGTGTCGGCACCCATGCCGGGGACCGGCTTGCCGGTGGCATCGGTGGCGCCTGCGGCGCAGTCCCAGAAGAACGGCATATAGCCTGCGCTCTTGCAGGCGTCGATCAGGCAAAGCTCGATGCGGCGCTCTTCGCGGGAGTTGACCCAGAGCACGCCGTTACGTGCCTTGACGAGCGTAGCGATGTCATCGGATTGGACTTTGGACTTGGACATGTTCAGATACCTTTCATGCGTTGGGATAGGTTACTGTAACCGGTATATGCCACCGTGACATCCTGGCGTCAAGCCCCACATCCTTCGCAAACGAGGGAGACATGGCGCACGCTGGCGCCAGGGAACTTGGCCTGGAGGTCGGCCCGCACGAGGTGAGCCGGCGCATCGGCGGTGTAGGGCAGCGGATAGGTGCCCTCGGGGAAGCCTGGGCCGGTGAACGTGGCAGTCCAGCAGTGGCCTGGGCGGTTGGGGCGGATGACGATGGTGGACATGGGAAACACCTTTCATTGGGCTAGAGCGGGCCAGGGACGGCGGGATTGCCGCCCTTGGTAGGGAAGTTAGTTCACCAGCACCTGCCAGCCCTCATCGATCAGCTGATGGACAAGGGCGCGGGCGGCGCGGTGATCGGTGTTGAAGTTTGCAGCAAGACCTTGCCAGCCCTCCACCGGGAAGTTCTCCTCGGCGAAGGCGATGGCGTCGGCTGACACCGCCTGGATGTTCCAGACGGTGCCGAAGTCGGTGATACGGAAGTCCATCAGACGGCCTCCCCGGCGAAAGTGGCGGGCTTGCTACCCCATGCCACGCCGTAGTGCTTGGCGCAGGTCTCGCCGTAGCCCACTGCGGTCGAGCGCTCATCGGAGAGGGCGCGGTTGCAGAAGCAGCACTTGCCGGTCAGGCGCCCGTGCTCGGCCGCGATCTTAGCTGGGTCACGAGCAAGCTCACCCAGGCGGCGTGCGATGGCGTCGGTGCGCCCGTTGGCGGCGCGCGCCGGCTGATACTCGCCCTCGACGGTGACGCGGCCCAGCCAAGCGCGGGCGGGCTCGCCATAGTCGTTGGTGGTCTCGTAGGCGTCGGTGGTGACGGTGAGAGAGCCGGGGACCTTGGCCTTGGGGCCAGCGATGGTGAGGCGGATGCCCCAGCCTTCCAGGTCGTTGTCCTGGTCCACCTCGGGGACGCACAGCACGATCGCCGGGCGCTTGAGGTGGGTCTTCGCCTTGGCGAACAGCGCCAGCACGCCGGTCAGCTGACCCACAGCCAGGGAGGCCTGGGCGGCTGCGGCCTGGGGGACAACGGACCAGAGCGTATCGCCGTAGCGGTTGCGGCCACGCGGCTCGGCCAGGGTCACGTACTTGGTGCCGCCAGCGCGGGTGCTGATGGCGACAACGTCGCCGGCCTTGGCGAGGCTGGGGGAGGGGATGCGGACACCCCAGGTGCCGTCATCGAGCTTAACGAAGGATGCGGGGAAAGACATGTCAGAGGCCTTTCATATGGTTAAGAGTGAACCAAGCGATACAGTGCTATACGCCTACTGTGCCACGGTGTCAATGGCCTTGGTTACGGTAATCCGAAGTGAGATAGTTACATATGAAACAGTTATCAAAGCGGTACCAATCCAGATGCGCCCGCAACTATGCGGCGCTGCATCAAAGTGGGTTGTCCACCGCCCAACTAGAGGGGATAAAGGTCAGTCAGCCTGACTGATTGACTGACCCCACGAATCACCTGACGCTCGCGCGCGGCATCACGGCATCGGGCCGAAAGCGGGCTGTCCGAGGGGTGCAATGGCTCAAGCCAAGCCCAAGCCGAAGAACACAGCGAGCTTCAATGGGTGTTGCCTGGGTGAGCTTGAGGGGCCGGACGCTGAAGCGGTCTACGGGGTGTCCCCGGTTGCGGTGGTGC